GAGGATAAGTCCAAGAAGATTGAGCGCCAGCTTACAAAGGCGGCCACGTGGTTAGACGATGCCAAGTACATCAGAGAGCGCCTAGAGGAGATGGAGAAACTACCGCGAGGCAAGGTCCGAGAGGCGGAAAAGGATGCTCGTGAGCTACGCATCCGGATGCGTAGAGCCTCCAAATTGATTTCTGAGACAAGCTCAGAGGTAGCGCACTTAGAGAGCAGTGTTGATGAGATACGCCGTCTGCGTAGGCGTGCGACTACTCTGCGCCGCACAATACTTAAACGGGACTCAGTCATAAAGGAAATTCAGTGCTTAAAGGCGCTCCACAAAGCGTTTGGTTCTGGTGGATTGAAGCATGACCGGTTTCAGTCGATATTGACCGATGCAGCTGAGCGTACTGTTCCATCTTACGCCAACATTTTGTGGCCAAGCAGGAACGTCGAGCTCCAGCTGGATGATCAGGATGGCTCTTTGCAGCTCCAGATGGTCAGAACCGACACCAACACCATCACCAACAGCAGTCTGCTTTCTGGTGGAGAACGCCACAAGTCTGGGTTGGCCTTCCTCTTCGGGATGCGCGATCTGAAGGAGATGTACACAGGAAGCTCCGCGAACATCTTGGTAGTGGACGAGCCTTTTGGGAACATGGACCCTTTAGGGACCGAGGGTCTTTTGTCGATCTTCTCTATGCTACGTCAGAAGTTTTGCTCGGTCTTCGTGATCAGCCATCGGCCTGAGGTGCTGTCCCACCCAATCTGGGACCAAACTTGGTGGGCAGTCCGCGAGAATAACGATGCTCAGCTTTATTTCAATGAGCTGCCAGCGCGGTATCAGCAAATCGCGAATGAACTTGTAAAACAATAAGGTACTCAATGCTCGCTAGGATTTTTTCGCATTTGATCACCACACGCAGCGACGTAGCCATCAGCTGGCTGTGTGCTGAGTTGAAAGCAGACAGTGTGGCAGCATTTGGGATGAGCGAGCAGCGTGCGCATCTTACGGCAATGCGTAATGATGCCTCGAAAGAGTTCTTCTGGGATGACCAGAATTTGCTGCGGCGCCTAGAGGGTTCCAAGCACTCAGCGGCTGCTTTCGCATTGCTCTGGGAACTATGTCGCATAGCCGATCGCTGCGGCGATCTACATGTAATGGTCCGGTCGTACGTCAAAAAGAAAACAGGCGTGCTCGTAGAATCGGTGCCGTTTCTTCTTACCCCTGAGGGACTGAATTTGGTTTGTGATAGAAAAAGTTGTAGTGGATCATCAAAAAAGTCCGATCAGGTGCTGATGAGTGTTGACAAAAACCGTCTGAGTGTGCTAGTTCCCATAGGTAATAGTGAAATGCATGGGCTGCTCTTCGGACGTCTTCGGAGGATTTCACCATGAGCGATGCTGTTTCAGTGAAGGCGGTCGGGTTCGCCTTTTCCAGCCCGGAAGTCATTTTGCTATCGGCAAACCCACACCAGCACTTCCATGTGTATCCCCCGAAGCGTTCCGGGCAGACTGTGAAGATGTCCTCCGACGGGCGCCGCAACGTAATGCTGCTGCTTAGCATCGATAAGCTAGGCGCTCTAGAGAAGTGGGCCAAGAAGCTGCATCGTGTGCTGGTGTTTGCCCGATTAGAAGATCTCGCAGATGTGGGCATCCCGGCACTCGACGCTGATACCGATGAAGATGGCAGGGCAGTGCCAATGCGACGCCAGACCGTAGAGGAGCTAAATGGGCGCATCGAAGCCGAGGCCGTGCTTGTATCTGTGAAGCAATCAGTGCCTACTGTGAAGCGTCGAGCTCGCAAAGCAAGGGACTCCGTTGCCTACGAGGGCCCAACCTTTCGGGAGCTCCTGCGAGGGATGCGGAAGCTCGTCACTGAATCAGACGAGTTCTCTTTCCAGGAGGATGTGGGAATCCCTGCTATCTATCGTCTTATGCACGATACTTCCCAGGAAGATTTCAAGCTCGCGTGCAAAAGGATGATCTCTGTTGGAGAGGCGCCTACGGAGAATGTGAAGGCGTTCTACCGTTGGATAGAGGGTATCGATGGTCAGGGACCAGAGCTATCGAAGGCTGTTGACGCGCACGCTTATCCGGAAGATGAAGAGGAAGAGCTTTCTATAGAGGAAGCTGCAGAGAGATTTGGTGTGGATGCCAAAGATGTAGCAGCCGTTGCCAAAGTTTACTCTCGCTTACAGGAAATAGGCAACGAAGAAGACGAGTAATTTCCAGCAATCCGACACACAGAAGGAGTTGTCATGTCCAGCGATGACACTAAACCGACAGACGGTAACAATGATCTCTTCGAGAGTGCTTTAGGGCTCGACGACGAAGACGATAACCCAGAAGAGGAGGCATCCCAAGAGGAAGAAGAATCCACCGAAACCTCGCCAGAAGATACTGCCGATCCCAGCACTCCCACGGAGGAAGAGGCCTCTTCAGAGGATGAGGAAGAGGATGAGGGCTCAGAGGTCACTTACACCGTGCAAAAGGGATTCTCGGTGGAAGGGCGCACCTTCAAAAAGGGCGATGTCATCCCTGTGAAGTGCAAGTACTGTGCTCTGTGGAAAGCTGAATGGTTGGGGCGTGTTCGTTGTACTCCAACCAAGGTGATGAAGGACACCGGCCGCGCGATGAGCTCCAATCGGTTCTCCTGCCAGAGCTTTTTCATTTGCATGGAGATGAAGCCAGAGCTGGATGCCTTTTTGCGGATGAGCCTTCCTGAGGTGCAGACCGTGCGAAAGATGCTCCCTGGCATCAAAAAACTGCTTGTCGTTGATGAGTGGTTGTCTGGGTGGATCGAGAAGCATGATTACAAAGAGAACAGTGCCGAAGTTCTCGCTTCCGCCAAGAATTTCGTTACGGCGTTTAGCTCATCTGAGCAGCTGAGCTATATGGATCAGTACATCCGCTTCTACAGCACCGCCTTGGCCAGGCGGGAAAAGGAGAAGCGGCCCCGCAAACCCAAGTTCGAGGCAGGGGACTGGGTGGACTGGACGGATCTAGAGACCGGGCAATCGTTCTCTGGTATCATTTTGTCGATGGGTAGAGGCATCATCAACCTTGCTGGTGTGAACGCGCAGATTGGACGTAAGTTTACGTTCAAGCTTGCCGAGTGGAAAAAGACGCGCAAGCCGAAAATCACGCGCAAGATCGCTGCCGCTGAGTAATGGGCACCGAATCAGTTCGTTCATGCTGTAAGATAGGAAAAAGCGATGCCTCGTGAAGGAAACCATCTTGAAGATCTAGATACCGGCACGCTCAAATCTGCTATCCTTGTCCTGGAGGATATAGAAGCGGCTGACGGCAAAAACGCGCGAGAAGAGCTGCTCCGCGTCAATAAGGACAACCAAGCTCTGCAGGAGATCCTATACTGCTCCTTGGGAACAGAGAAGTACCATATTCGTCTTCCGGACAAGATCGATTCCGCGGATAAGCTGCTCAATCCGCTTCTGTCCTTCAAAAAGTTCTTGGTCGTGCTGCAGGTCCTGAATGCTCGAAAGATTAAAAGCACGAAGGAGGCGAAGGCCAAGGTAACGGGGTTTTTGCGCAAATGCCATCCCCGTTTGCGCAAGTGGTTTCAGCGTACCATTAATCACAATCTCCGTATTGGGGTGAGCGGCACCACCGTCGAGAAGGTTTACGGGACAGGGTTCTGGACTGGAGCAAAGGAAGGAGAATTCCATTACCATGGCTGCTCCTTAGCCAAGAAGATGGAAGACGCTTATCCTGGAGACAAAGAGCCGGAATTCCCTGTTGCTGTCGAGTTCAAGCTGGATGGCGAGCGCTCGATGCCGTTTGTTTTCTTTGACGACGGCGACAACTACCATGTGGAGATCTACACCCGCGGCAAGCTCCGTAAGGAGCAGGTGGAGTCTGTCGAGCCATTGATGCTGCAGTTTCTGGGTGTTGCCGAGAAGCTGGCAGAAATTAGCGGCATCGAGGATTCCGGGGGCATGTTCCTCGATGGGGAGTTCTTGGCCACGGATTGGAACGAGACATCCAGCGCCGTAGGGAAGACCGTCAACTTTGACGAAGCCGCTTTCTTGGAGCAGATCAAAGTCATTTTGTTCGACTGGGCGCCCATCAGTGCGTATATGGCGAAGCAATTTGACATGCCATGGAAGAAGCGCAAGCAGCTGCTTATGCAGGCTGCCGGCGCCAAGCGTCCTTTCGAAAAAGTTATGCGTATCGAGGACAACGTCTACGTGCTTGGGCATAAGATAGTCCATAACATGGACGAGCTGGAGGCGTTCCACGCTAGGTCACTTGACGGTGGTTTCGAGGGAAGCATGATCAAGGTGCTCAACGCGCCTCATGTATTCCACCGTAAGCATAAATGTATCCTTAAGCTCAAGCCGGAAGACGAGGAAACCGGTACCATTACCAGATTGGTCTCTGGTGAGGGGATGCACTCTGCCGCTTCCAACGCAGACCGTCAGCGCGTACTGTCGCTCATGCACGATTGGCAGGGAGATGGAACCTGCGATGGCATCGAGAATGATGGATCCTATTTTCATGCTATGGGGATAGAGCATCCGGACGAAGCCGTGAAGGAGCTGCGTTCCATAATCAAGGATTCCGTTGACAGGCGTGTGTCCGTGCACCTGGATGATGACACTGTTTCGTATCGCTACGGAGAGCGGCTAGGGTTTTTCGAGGTTGACTGGAACGGTGAAACCATTCATGTTGGAGGTGGCCTACGATTCAAAGCCGGGCAGGATGATCGGATGCGATTCTGGCAAGCTCGCGAAGATCTCGTCGGCACGAAAATAGATTTCAAGGTCCAGAAAGATCAAACAGACGTAGCGAAAGCAAGGTTCAACAAGTTCGTCAGGTTGAGAGAAGATCTCTAGACGACACAGATCCAGTAAAAGGAGGCAAGTATGCCAAGGAAAGCAGCAAAAGAAGTGGTGATGATTCCGGTACGTGGTGCCAAGCTGGAAGTGACTGAGGGCACTCTTACGGGCGACTCCGGGGACATGTACGTGCTGGAGGCCATCACGAAGAGTGGTCGGGGGCGCGGGGTGAAGTATCACAAATCCACCTACTACATCCCGAAGCATCTCATTTCCTACTACAAGACGAAGCCAGAGGAGCTCGACTCCGACGACGTTCCAGAGGATGTCAAGGCTTCAACTACCACCGCAAAAAAGGCCACCAAAACCACCCCCACCGCCAAGCGCAAGCCTGGTCGTCCGAAGAAGACTGAAGAGGCGGAGGCAGCCCCAAAGAAGCGTGGTCGCCCACCGAAGAAGGATAAGGCGGAGGCCGCTCCCAAGAAGAAGCGCGGTCGCCCACCGAAGAAAGACAAGGCAGAAGCAGCTCCCAAGAAGCGGGGCCGTCCTCCTAAGAAGAAGACCGAAGCAGCTCCCAAGAAGAAGCGCGGTCGCCCACCGAAGAAAAAAGCGGCAGCTTCTAAGCCTAGATCGGGCCGCGCTGAAGCGCTCTTCGAGGACGATTTCTAGGCCGCGTTATAGTAACATTACCCATTAATTACCCCCATATTACCTTCCTTTCTCACGTACCGGGTTTTTGTTAACCTTGGTTGTATGCCTGTGGGGGATTCGGATGGCCCGACGAAGGATCCATCGAAAATGTGTGTCCTACCCAGTTTGTAAGGACTTGCGTGCGCTCCTCAAAAAATTCGGTGTTCCAAGAGACACGGTACAAACCAACTGTGCTCCAGAGGAGGAATGGCCTTGTCATTTCTTGGTAGACAACGCACGGTTGCTTTATGAATCCATTTTGCCAGAAAACTCAGAGGAAGCCTTGGAATTTATTTCCAAGCTGTTCCTTAAGCAAGAGCACCTGATCGATGAGAACTTCAAGCGCACTGCGTCGGAGCCGCCTTTCTATTGCCCCGAGCTTGAGCTTGATGTTTACCAGCCATGCAAAGTGTCTTCATGTTCTTTTCATACACATAACCCTTGGACCCTGAACTGCATTCTTTTTTATCGCTTGCGCCAGGGGCGCGATGCGTTGAATCTGAATGAGCTGTCTTTTTTGCTGAGCCAGGATGTGAGCGTTTTGCGCTCGCAGCTAAACAAGTCATTTCGGCAGTTGAGTCAGGGAGCTTTAAAGGAGACTATCGATCGTGAAACACGTGAGGAGCGTATTACCCGGTTGAACCCTCAGCATGTTTGCGTGGTGTGTGAGCGTCGCATAGAGAACAAGCGGAAGCTGGTCAAGAAATCTGGATTCCATTATTGCAGCCAAGAGTGCGCAAACCTTAAGCCCCCTCCGATAATAAAGCTTGAGCAGGAGTTCAAGCTACCCATCGACAAAATTCTTCACTTGTGTGTAGAGAAGTTCTCCAACGTTAAGTATATGTGTAGTGCGTTGGGGGTTAGCGCTTCAGCCTTTGAGGCTTGGTGCCAGAAACACCAAGTGAAAATTCCCTCCGCCAAACAACGATAACCTCGTCGTCACATTCTGGCGAAATCAAGTTATCTCTAGGTGTAGTTGCGGCTCCGCCCAAGCTGGCTTCGCATGTGCTTTTTTCGCCAGCTGCAGGAACCCAAAACATCTTAGACGACCAACCATCTGAATTTGTAGGAGAAGGAAATGTCCGGTTCTATCACAGGACGAATTGCTGCACGGTTCAGCGACAAAGTCAACCGTAGGGTCGCTAGCACTCGTAGCGGACGCTGGGATCTGAAGCTGGCCGACTACAAAGTGATCAGCGAAAAAGAGGCCCGTATTATGGTGGCCTACGCCCCTGAGATGGGCGCACCCAAGCGTAGCCAGGTGGATTCCTGGACCACGACTTCGCTCAATGGACATCTGCGGCTGTCTTTGGAGACGTTGCGTCATTACCCCGACCTGTGTGTCGTGACTGCGGTGGTGGCCCGAAACGAGCGCCTGCGCCCCTTTAACGCGAGCCCACAGAATCCCAGCGTTCCCAAGGGAATGATCGCCGTGGCTAGCACACGCTTCATGGATGAGGAAAAAGTCATTTGGGAAGTGATGAGCAACAAGAACGGCGAGCGTTACCTCAGCCGGGCCACCAAAGATGATCTGGATGAGATTCTGCGTGAGCGCCAGACCCGCGAGCGCACTGCTTCCATCCACCATCGTCTACGCCTGGCCGATCTGGTCACCGCCGGCATCCATAACCTGGAGCCAGGGGACAAGGTGCGCTTTTCCTACGAAGGCATCTTGCAGCAAGGCGAGGTTTCCAAGGTCGGCAAGGACAACGTTACCATCAAAGCCAACGGTACCTCCGTGACAGTGGATCGTCTGGCTGTTGTGGACGTGTACGAGAAATCTCCCAAATCGCAAGCCGAGCAGGACAAGTTCCTGAAGGATTTCTTTGAGCGCGCTTACGGTGACAAGGAGTTCGCCGACAAGCTCGTCGATACCGGCTCCGGCAAGAAATAGCCTACCTTTAGCAAGGGGATCTAGCAATGAAAAACCCGAAGTTTATTCGAGTGCATGGCACCCTATACCGTCGGCGTTCTGCTGAAGTTCCCACGGTCATTCGGGTGGGTGGTTACTTCTACAAGCTGTCGCAGCATAGTGAGGAGCGTGCCAAGGCTTTAGACATGATTGAGGACTTTCAGCAGGCTCTGCAGACCGCCGTCGAATCGGTTCCAGAAGGGGATCAACAGGCGGATAAGGTACGTGAGCTCTTCAAGAAGATCAACGTTTCTATGGGCAACGTGGCCGCGCGTGTAGCCAATCACGACGATGAGCAAGCCAAAGAGTTCTGGCGCCGCACCGGAAACGTCCTGCTGCAGGCGATGCCGCTTATGAAGAGGACATTCACCGACGTTGCCGCGCGGTGGTTTGGGAACCTGGCGATCCGCCTGGACGAGACGTTGGAAGAGCTTTTCCAAGCTGTCGAGTCTGCCGAGCTAGCCAAAGAAGAGGACGCTGAGCCGGAACCGAAGAAGCAGATGCACGCCAACTTCGAGCGGCCGAAGCAACGGAAGCACCCGCCGTTCATTCAGGTTAGCGGCAACCTCTACCGACTCAAAGCTGAGTAGGTCATGCCTGAGAAGCCGGCTGCATACCACGTGACGCTCACTGCGGTGCGTCACTATAAGCCTGGATCCGGGCCGCCAGAGAAGCCAGACATTTGGAACTTCTCTCAGATGGTTTGGTCGACCAAAGGCTACTCTGGTGCCCTCGTGGAAATGCTCAACAAGTTCTTCGAGTGGTACCCGGATAATGGTGTTATCTTGCCCAACGGCAAGCGTGATAACGTCGTGCTCACTCCCGAAAACCGCGGACGTGCTTCTGGCTACTTAAAAGGTAAGCCGCAGCACGAGAGCGGAAACTACCGGCTGGAAAATGATGATGCGATCCTGCATGTCAACAAAATGCGTGCATTGTCAGGAGAAACTCCGCAACGGTTGACTCCAAAGAGCGATAAGGAGTACTCCGACGCTCTGCAGAAAAACATCCAGTCCATAGATCCCTACTACGAATCGGTGGTGCAGATGCCTTCTCCAATACGCGGAAGCAGCGAAGTCCCCAAATACATCAAGTTGAACGGGTGTCTTTACCGGCAGGCAGCCGAGCTTTTCGAGGATGCAACTCTCGAAGACAGCATTGGGGTATTCAATGAGCAAATGGAGGAGGTGACCAAGGAATTGGTCCAAATCTCCGAGATGCTTATGGATGCTGGTGAGAAGCTGCGTGAGGGCGATACAACATTTCCAGAGGTGATCCAAGAGGCAGCTGTCCGCGTGTACAAGATTCTCATGGAAGAGGTGCTTGTTGCACGAGATATGGCTCGCTCTATTAGAGCCAAAATGCCGAAGAAGCAAATGGTGGCCAAGACACTTCAGTACAAGGGCGCCACCTATGAGCTCGTTGCTCAACCTCACAAAGGAAAGCCTGATGTGAGAGAGGAGCAACAAGAAGAGTTGAGCACAGGTGAGCAGGTAGCCGATTCCCACCTTCGTGCGGTTATCTCAGATGCGCGTGCAGTGCAAAAAAGAGCACATGAGCTTATGCACTCACTGCACAACATGGGGAAGCAGGCGCGGATTTGTATGGAGCGTGATGGGGAAATTTCCCCTGAGCATGTTGACGTCATGCAGTCCGACAAGCGGATCGAAGAGCTGTACGCTCCGATGCGTTCCATGGAGAAATCCAACCGGCAGCTCAATTACACCGTAGACGCCGCGATCTCTTCTATGAAGGGCGTTGTTCACCAGCTGGACGCCATGGTAGATGAGTGGCATGCTGCGCGTGATACCATGAATGCTCCAAACACTTCCCGAGAGCTCACGGAGCCGATGCTCCTTTCCGACAACCCGTCCGCGGTGTTTGATGAGCTTGGTGGTCTGTAGGGTTACTGTGATGCACAAACAATTCACCAATCCATTTAATAGGCGTATCGAGGGTGCGATGCGTCGACGCATGGCGAAGGGTACTGAGCGGACCACCAAAGAAGATGCCATCGCAAAGCGCATCCTTGGGGACGAAATCCGCCGAAGGATTGCTGAGTATAAGGAACGGTTTGGCGAGGACCCGGATCTATAGGAGGTTCCATGCGCCGTGTCAGACTGAGTAGTCGTGGGGCAATACGTCACGTGAACTATGGTCCAGGGACCGCGGGTACCGGACTAGCCCCTTCTCCGGGTCGCGTAGTGCGCATCATTCCTGGTATTCCAGCAAACAATCGAGGCGTACGGCGCCCTTCGCATCCGGTTAACTATTTACCCTTCCATCCTTTCCGTACACATACCCCGGGCTATTACTAGTCATGCCCAAATATCTGTTCCATACGACCTCATTACCAGGGTTGCTCTCTATTATGGGCAGCCACTCTGTGCAATCAGAGGCGCCATTTGTATCTTTTTCTGAGATACCTCATGTGGGCGACATCAGCCACAATGATGTCGTCATTGTCTTCAAGCACTCCAAACTAGCTCCGCAGCTCCTGCAGGTGGACTACACAGAAGACTGGTACAACAAGCATCCCGAACAGGCAGCCTACGTTGCTGGTGAGGGGTGGTTGGAGCAGTTCATCTATCCAGAAGAGTGCATCGACAAAGATGGGTTTGAGGACGAAGAGTGCATGGAGGAGGCGTACAAGGAGGGGGAGATTTCTTCCTTCCTATTTAAAAGCGATGAGCGTGAGTGGGTGTCTAAGGAAGAAGACCATCCAGTAACCTTCGACCCAGAGGCGGTGGACCGGATCTTGGTGGTGGATGAACGTCAGGTGGACGCGGTGAAGGGCGCTCTGGAGGATGCCAACTTTGATCTTCCTGTGGATGTTCGGCAGGCGGGGGTACGCGTAGCATCGCCATCCCTTCCTTCTGGGGCAGGATTCCTCTTCACCGATGGTATTCGGATCCTACTCCTCAAACGCAGCATCGACAACGATGAAGCAGGCACGTGGGGTATTCCTGGCGGTGGTGTTTATAATGGCGAAACCCCACAGGATGGGGCCCTGCGTGAATGCATGGAGGAGATTGGTTCCGTACCACCGCACAGGATTCTGGATTGGTTTGTCTTCCAGTGCGATGATCCGCACTTCGGTACCTTCGAGTACACCACTTTTCTTGCGCAGGTAGAGCCAGCTTTTGTGGAGGGGTTCCTACCTGTGCTGGATCATGAGAGCACAGGGTGGGGTTGGTACGATGAAGAGGGGGTCAAAGCGCTCACTCTGCACCCCGGCCTTGACACGTTATTTGAGCACACCACCCCATTTTTCCAGCATATTGACAACCGCACCGCGCAGACAGAAGAAGAGCTGCAGAAGCTGCCCATCGACGTGCTGGACCGCATGGCTTTTGGGGTAGTGGAGGGCGTCCAAGAACTTCCTGTAGGCGATATCAAGATCAAGTACGCTGACGACTACAACAACGCTGTGGCAGAGATTGAAGAGGGCTTGTGGGAAGGGAACGAGTCAGCGCTGGAGGAGCCGGTAGAGGTTTCTTTGGAGCGGGGCATCTATTGGCTGGAAGACGGTCACCATCGCTATGTAATGGCTAGAGGGTTGGGACGCGATACCATTTTGGCTGATCTGTCCATCAAGGACAATCCCGTGAGAGCGCTCATGCGACGGAATGCTATCGAGGAATCTGTGCAGTTACCACGTACCATTCGTTACCAGGGAGCAACGTATCAGGCTGTCACCGCAGGCCTTAGCACCGTATTATTGAACAGGGCTGTATCGGATGCTCAGAAGAAGCAGGAGCTGCGTCCGTACGTCGACCTGTTCATGAAGCAGTTAGGCCGAAAGGAATCCTACAAAAAGAATGCGGATAAAATCCTGTCTGCAGTAGAGGCCCTTTTAATGGCACCCTTCGCTCCGGCTGCAGAGTCTTCGGTGCATAGCGTGAAGGAATCAGTCAAGGCTTATGATCATCTGCAAAACCAAGTGAATGCCCTAGAGGCGTCCATGGGGGACGATCCCCAAGAGGCGATCAGTAAGATACAGAAGCTATTCGACGACTTCTACGCTGAGACGCTCCCCAAAGTCCCAGCTTGGCATAAGGCATTTGGCGAGACCGCCAAGGATTTACTTATCGAACCAGGACTGCTCCCAGCCTCCGCTCGGATGTTGTACTACCTGAAAAAGGCTTTAAAGGAAGCAGAGCGGCTCAAGCTCCTGAGTGATGAGGGAGAAGAGGTCGACAAAGATGAAGTCCGCGAAGCCTTGGATGAGATTCTGCGTGAGCCTGTTTGGGTGAAGGAAAAGCAGAAAGAAGAAGCTCGGCGTAAAAAAGAGCAAGCTCCAGCGAAAGTGCAGCAGGAGCTGGAGGGGTTGTTCCCAACAAAGGAGAAGGGAAAAGAGGCCCCGGTACCGCTAACGAAGCGGAAAGAGGAAGCACCCGTCCCGCTTGTTCGCCGTAAGAAAACTCCTCCTGAGCCAGTTCCTGCTAAACAGGAGCGCGTGCCCGAACCACAACCGGTAGCAGAGGGTGGTGGTTTCCTTAAGCTCGACCCAGCAATTGTTAGGAGGCTGGTTAATGTCTAGCCCCAAGAAAATACGATTCCGCGGCGCCATTTATGAGGCAGTTGAACTTCCCCTCGATCTCCTTCATGCTGAACTTGTTGAGGCAGCTGGTGCCGCTCCGAGAAGCAAAGAGGAATGGCAGGAATTTGCCAGCGACGTCTTCGATTTCTACAAGAATCAGCTAAGCGAAATGGGCGCCCTACGCGAGCTGGAAGATGGTATGGGTTCCTTGCGCGAGCTTCTTGCTTCTGCAAAGAAAGATTTCCGAAAAGCAAAGCACAGCAAGAACGTTCTGGACATCTTGCAGGCGCTTGTATCCGCGCGCTACCTAGCTGGAACAACTTCACAGTCATCGAGTTTGGTTAAAGGACTAAAGTCCATAAAGAAATGGGCCAAGCAGCACGAGAAGCTCAAGAAGAAGATGGAGAAGATGCGTCAGCCCAAGCAGAAAATCAAGAAGTGGTTCAAGTAGGTGCCGCGATGTCGATGAAGAACCCCACGAAACTGCGCTATATGGGTGCTACCTACGTGCGAGCGGATGCTTTGGACGTAGGGGAGCTGAGCTCGAAAATAGAAGAGACCAAGGATTATGGTGTGGGGGAGTCAACAATTTATCCTCCACCCGCTGCAGGTAAGAAAGAGCAGGACCGCATAGCAGCCGCGCTGGATAAGTACCCAGACATCACCAAGATGACAAACCCGGTGGTGCAGCGTATGCGCCAAGAGCTCTCGGACATGCAGCGCCTGGCTGCTGAGTCCGCGTCAATTTTGACGAAGCTGTCACGGTTTATAGCTACAGCAGAGGCCGAAGATGTGGACATGCCAAAGAATCCAGAGGAGTCCCCTTTTCGGACATTTGCTGCCTTCCCAGGGGTCATCGATGCTGTCACCTTGGGTGGGGAGCTCCCCGAATACCTGAGCGAGCTTGGGTTTGACATCAACACCCTAGCGTCCAAATCCAAGGCGCTACGTGAGCTCGGGCAGAAGGTGGCCGTAGACGCCCAGAACGCGATCACCGGCGCACTGAAGGAAACAAAGGAACCCAAAGACAAAGAGGAGACGGGTGGCCCAGAGCGCACACTTGAGATGCCGGAACCAGCAGCTGCTTGACATTTGGCTGCTGTGATGTACAAATACTCCCCGAGGTTAGAAACCATGCACGAGACACGCGAACATAAGTGGATGCCGTTGGAGGCCCAAGGAGCCTCAACGCCCTCGTGTCTCCCAGGGATTGAGGTCTCCATGACCGCGAATCTGTTCAGTGGTTATGCACTCGATCCCAAAGAGCCTGGCGGCTAACCTTGTAACCCGAGAGGATCACACGAGAAAGGCCGCCCGGCAACGAAGCTAGGCGGCCTTTTTTATTGCGCGAGCTCCCATAGACCGTAGGGACACAGGTTGGAGTTGGAGTAGCAGGTCCTACGGTTTGGGGTGAGACTAGACCCAGTTTCGGATCTCATCTGATTCTGCGGCTTTTCAATAGCAAGCTCCCGCATGCCATCGTGGGGCCGCTCCTTTCAGTCTTTGACAACTGAATAGCAAACGATGAAAACGCCTCCCAGGTGGGGGAGGGCAGACGTAGTCCGCGTCAATTATTACACGTCCTCCCCCACCTGATATTTTTACTTGTAGAGTCCTTGCCTGCGGAGATCGTTGGCGAAGTAAGTGACAAGAGTTTGGAAGTGTCTGTAGTTGGCTTCAAGCTCGGAATTGTTTTCTTTTGAGCTCAAAGCTTCGCGGGCCACATCCGCCGCGATCTGAAAGAGATCGAAGAGCCTGATAAGCGGGGACTGGTCTATTTCTTCCTGCGGCACGTACTCAAGCAGGTCTTCTACTGCATCCTGCATGCGTTCCACACCAGCGGCCATCTGGTCTCTATCAGACGCACACCTGTACAGGTGGCCTTGCACCCTGATGAACTTAGGTGGTTGTTTCTTCTTCATCACGCGCACCTTTTCTATTCTGGGCCGCCGGGCTGCGGAATGTATTCATGGAGAGGGTATAGACGGTCGAGGAGAGCTATCCAGCCAGTACGCTCGGTACCATATTGGACGCCATAGTAAATCTTGTCGAGCATCTCTACAAAATCCCTGAAGCGCTTTTTGTCTTCAGGTTTCTCGTAACCATACTCTTCGAGCAGCTTCACTATTTCCTGTAGAGCAGTGTGGGCTTCTGTGAGATGCTTCTCGAAGCGCTCGCGCGGCTCATAAACCGCTTTTTGGAACGCTTTTGTTTTCTCATCGTACTGAGCTTGTACGTATATGCGACCGCTGAAGCGGATCTTTTTTGGTGCGCCCATGTTATATACTCCGGTTTCTTAGGTAGCGTACCCAAGCGGCTTACGGGGCCCGCCTGCTAAGCGGGTGCACGGAAACGTGCCGTGGGTTCGAATCCCACCGCTACCTCTACTTTGCAGCTTTAAGCATGCGATCTGCCATACCGTCAAAAGCCTTCGCCACACCCATAGCGTTCGCGTAGTCCTTCTCCAATCCAAGTCGCTTTAGGAATGGAGCAAGGGCTCTGATGTCCATAGCGATGTCTGCAGCAGCCTGCATCGCCTGCTCAGCATTCATCTGTGCTTTTTTGTACACCTTTCCGGCGATACGTACTTCATCAGAATCGTCCAGGCGCTTGTACAGAACGCCTCCCACCTTGATCTGCTTCGGAGGAGCTTCTGGCTGCACGAGCTTGTACAAGTGACCACCCATCTTGATCTTCTTCGGAGGAGGCGTGGATGCCTTAGTTTCTTTTCCCTTGGTGGATAGAGCATCCATAGTCTTCTCGACGGTGCCCTCTGGATCTTTGGCGGTTTCAGGATCGTCCTTCTTTTGCTTGGCTTCCCACTCTTTGACTTCTTTGCCCACTTCAGATTTCTTGTTGTCTTTTTCCTTTGCCATGAGGTGCCTCGAATATTAGTTGTGGGTGAGAACTACTCACCAGGGGTTTCTTCGGTCTCGCAGAGGGATTTCAAGCTGTCCGCGAGTGTGCAGATTTGGTCGACTGTGATTCCAGCGCCGCCCAAAACCATTTTGATTACTTCAGCAGCGTCGGGAGGTATATCGGTGGCAGCGAACTTTTCTTTCCACAGCTGCGGGTAGTCCACGCCAAACCGTGCGGCAAGCTCCTCCGCTTTTGCCCGCGTGTCTTTTAGAGGATCGCCGATAATCCCAGGCATTGGGGTTGTCTTGCTAGGCAGCGCGGACTTAGCCCTGTACACCCATTGAAGGTTTGCGTAGTCCTCTTTCTCCAGCTGCCCGTCGTCTCTTTTTCTTTCCATCGCACGGGCCAGGTTGTGCAATAGGACACCAAGCACACGCTTTTCGAGGTCGAATCTGCTAGGTTCTTGTGGATCCGCCTGTACATACAGCTGGCCTTTGTAGCGAATACGAGAAGGTGGTTTGGTCATACTGATCCCTCTTACACAGCTTTTGGGGGTTGCATAGGATTCAGTAATAGATAACTTGTTTCGGTGAGTTGGCCGAGATGGTTTAAGGCGGTGCACTCGAACTGCACTGTACCGAAAGGTACCAAGGGTTCGAATCCCTTACTCACCTTACCGGATAAGCGACGGCCGGTAGGCTTGGCCAGCCAAATCACCTAACTGGGTCACAGAGATCTTTTGGTGGTACGTCGCGCAAATCTGGCGGGGTGTCCGAGTGGTTGAAGGAGCCGGGCTGTAAACTCGGTGCCGCAGTGCTAAACATCGTAGGTTCGAATCCTACCCCCGTCATACCGGACAGCGACGGCCGGGAGGCCCTTTACGCCAAACCACCTACCTAGGCTATGGGTGGTACGTCGTGCGCCATGGTAGCGTCGCTCCATAGACGTGACGGCGCGTGGTCGGCAGAGAGTAGAGGATCGCAACCTCGATTTCTGTCCGATCACGAACGGAGCGATAGTACAAATGGCAAGTGCACCGGGTCGTAACCCCGCAAATCTAGGTTCGAATCCTAGTCGCTCCATTTCCTACGCAGTCTTGTAAAATACAGGGGATGCCTATTTACGCTGGAATAGGGAGCAGGAATCCGTCTAGCAGTGTTTCTGCTTTGGCCCGAAAAGTAGCCCGATACCTCGCTGTTAGCGGGCATACCCTACGAACAGGCGCCGCAAAAGGAATCGACCAGATCATGGCCGAGGCAGCCTTGGAGGTAGGCGGCCCCGTAGATCTCTGCCTTCCATGGGATACTTTTTCGAGAGATTGGGTGCGGCGCATACGTGATCGGTTTGGATCGCTGGTCCAGCTGGAACCGTTGCTTAGTAGCGATGAAGAAGCATTCCACTCGGTACAAGCATTCCACCCAAATCCCGACGCACTGAAACGCAACGGTCTTCGGTTGCACGCCAGGAATTACCGAATTCTACATCCAATCGGAGGAGGGCTTGTACGTTGCGTGGTAGCCGCACCTCGGAATAATAGTGGCGGTACCATGCAAGGCGTACGGATCGCCGAGACATTGCAGGTACCTGTTGTGCGGTTGGACCTAGTCCCAGCTATGGACGTCAAACGTTGGTTGGACAAACGCCTTGGAATGAAGAAGCCAAAAGGTGCAACTCTGCTACAGGCACAGCGCCATGTGCAAGAAGCACTAAAACCTGGCGCCGGGGCAATTGATTGTCCCTGCTGTAAACAGCGGGTCCAGCTCTACAGGCGGCGCTTAAACAGCGAGATGGCGCGCTGGCTGATCCTTCTATCCAGGGTGTTCCTGTCTAATGGGCGTAGGTGGGTAAGCGTTAAGGATTCACCTCTTAAAGAGACCCGCGGAGGGGACTACGCCAAGCTGCAGCACTGGGGTTTAATCGAGCAGCGCCCAAACACTGATGAGAAGAAACGTACCTCAGGGTATTGGCGCCCAACTACAAAAGGGGTCAATTTCGCGAAGAACCGTACCAGGGTTCCTTCTCATATCTACATCTTCAACAACACAGTTTACGGGCAATCAGAAGAAACCGTTTCCATAGTAGACGCGCTAGGCGTGAAGTTCGACTACCGGGATGTAGTGCGCACAGCATTGAAGAGTAATACAAAGGAAAAGAAATGAACATTCAGGAGCGGGTTTGGCCTCCACAGGAATTGGAAATCGGTCCGATCGAGACTAGTTGGTGGACCTCTTTTACTTCCTACGAGAAGGAAGACGCTGTACCTACTACAGGTATAACGTTATCCTTTCCTAAAGGGTGGAAACCTGCTTTGCAGCTCTATTTCTGGAGATGGTCCGTTCAGTTAGGCTGGTTTATTGAGTGAGGCAGGTTGTCCGAGAGGTTTAAGGTGGTGGCCTTGAACAACTGGTTTGTAGTTATGTTCTAATAACAAAATTATATACCAGGAGTTCAGCATGGACGCAAAAAGCAAGGCTGAGTGGCTACGGAAGCACAGATACTGGTCATACAAAGAAATCTCTGTCCACCTTGGAGTTCCTAAGTCTACTGTTTGTTACTGGCTACGCGACATTCAGCTTACGGCGGTGGAGCAGGCAGAGATTGGCGCTAGAACTAAGGAGCTAGTTAAGCATGCTGCGATTGCATCAAACAAGCGCAGAAAGGGAGAGAAAAGGCGTTACGCGCGCAGACGTTCTAGTGCTACTCGTGGGCCCAGCCACGCAGAGCGTGCTAGGGAGAACAGGCAGCATTTATTGACCAAAAGTAGGGAGCGTGTAAAGTTGCATGGATTACAGATGACCCAAGATTCCTTGGCTTTAGTAGGAGCTGCTATTTACTGGGCTGAGGGGGAGAAAATCGGCAGTATGGCTTTATCCAACTCCGACCCTGCGCTCCTACAGTTGTATGTTCGTTGGTTGACTACTATTTTACGTGTTGATCCAAGAAGGTTATCTTTTAGGGTGTCCGCTCACTTAGATTGCTCCTTTTCTCACAGTGAGCTGGAAGAATACTGGCGTACTGTACTGTCTATGCCTAAGGCTGTATTTGAGAAGCCGTATTCGATTCCTATTAAAAATAAGAAGAGGAGAAAAAAGTTGAAGCATGGAATGCTTCGTGTGCGCGTTTCGCGCCCATTGCGTAGTCTTGCTAAGTATTACTCGGTAGCTGAGATCCTTGGTGTGGACGCCGAGTCCTTGTTTGTAAACCGTGTATCACCATTACACGTTTTGGAGGAGTGACCGAATTGGCGAAAGTGCTTGGCTTGAAACCAAGTGTACCGAAAGGTACTGGGGGTTCGAATCCCTCCTCCTCCGTTTGAAAGCCATTGGGCGAAAGCCCCGGGGGTTCGAATCCCTCACCTGCCGTTAAGGAGGCGAAGATGAAAAAGGTATGGATCGCAATCATTGTGCTGTTTGCTCTCGTCATGGCTTGTGAGAGCGACTGGTGTCAGGGTACGAAGGTACACAAGCCGAAATCGTACACAGAGACCAAAGGTAAAACGGAGCCCTACTACGAGATGGGCAAAAAACCCTTCTATATCCCCATGGGCTGCAGCTCCTACGAGTGTAGCTTCAATGCTCAGGTTTACGTGAACCTGTTCAATCCTACGAAGCGTGAGGTGAAGGCCGACGTTGAGTGTGGATTCAAGCAGGGCGACTACTTGGCGGGAACCAGCAAAAAGGATAATATCACTATCCCCGCTGCGACCGACTTGAAAGGTACTATGCGTCGGGTCGACATGACGCAGCAGTTGAGCGTGCAGAAAGGATCCGACCCAGAACACCTGGAGATATCCTGCCATGCGACGTTCCATTAGCCTCCTCGCAATCTTTGCGTTGCTTTTGGTTGGGTGCCCACGGAAGGGGTACCGCAGCTGGTTCTCCAACGTCACCAACTATAAGTACGACGTAAAGAAGGCCAAAAAGACACCTGCTGGCGTGCGTTACTTTGCGCCGGCTAAGGACGACACACAAGCCTTTCGCGATAAGCTGGACGTGCTTACACACGAGCTCGCTGCTTGCCTCCCAAAGATCGACCCGAAGTGGCAGGTACGTCGAGACTGGTTCGTGGTTTTCGTTCCTCCCGACTGGTACGTGTCTACTTGTAGCAAGCAGCAGCTTGTTCCGTCTACTCCTCCTTGCAGGGGTTGCCGCAAGAAAGGGTTGGACATTCCAGACAAGTGCTGTGGTCTTAGGAAACCCACAGCTGAGTGTCCATGCGTCTGCAACATGAGAGCGGTGGTGCAGGACAACTACGTAATAGTCACTTCACCAAACCTGCTCCTTTACAAAGCAGAGCTCGCACGGTTGATTACGAATAACAATAACGTGTGGGGGCACGAGCAGATTCGAAAATGCCTGTAGCTCTATTTATTTCACCGGTGCCAAGGAGGTGCAACTATGCTCGACTTCCTGGTGATTATTATCCTCATGGGGATTCTACTTTGGATGACCCGTCCGTCTAAACAGGGAACGTACTACCTGAATAAAAGCATAGATACCCTACTGTTGCGCCAAAAGAAGAAACGTCGTGGAGAGGACAAAGATGAGCAATGAACCGTTCAATCCAGGTTGCCCGAAGTGCTTTGACCAGCATCCTGTGGTGGTGAAGTCGGCAGATGGGAAAAAGACTTACGCTCGCTGTCGCTGCGGCAAGTCTGAGGTAGCCACCGATCATCCTCTAGCGTCCATTAGAAAGGCGTGGAATGAGGAGCTCACGCGGGACGACAAAGAGAAGGAGTTCCTCCGGCGCAGTTGCAAGAAAACGCGAAGGAGTCGGTTCCTTTCTGGAGACTAGGGGTGCAGAATGATTTTCACCATCGGGCATACCATTTCTTACGCGACTGCATTCCGAGAGGAGCCAGAGCTTTTGAAGCTCGGTCGTACCGATGAGCACCCCGGAGGCGGCGTTTGGGAAACTCGGCAAGCTGCGCAGGACTTTTTGGACAGCATGCCAAATGAATACTGCCCAAACTGGCAAGCCAAGGACTTCTCTGTTTATGGTGTAGACGCCGATTGGGAGGAGGACACCTACGAGGATTTCTTCACTCCTTGGCGACTGCTCAAAAGAGATGCCCAGTTAATAAAATTATCAGATTAGGCAGCAGGAGGTTTACTTATGCCTGTGACACGACGTGGATTTTTAGGCATTGGGGCAGCCATTCTTGGGAGTGCGTTGCTTCCCTCAGTGGAATCAGACTACGATCCGGAGCACGAGGTGCTCCTCACTCATCTGGAGAAGGAGGGCTTACGTGATGGTCCTCCGCAGTTCGAGAAGCTTGGGAAGTTGATCGCTGAAGAGATTATGGCGACTATGGAACGTCCAAGTTTTACCGACCGAATTTTTGGGAAGCTTGACATCCCTGCCGAGATTCCCTGCTAGTAAATTATCAGATTGAGGTGGGTTGTCCGAGTCTGGCTTAAGGTGCTGTCTTGGAACGGCAGTGCACCCTAACTGGTGCCGGGGGTTCGAATCCCTCACCCACCGTACAAGCCCAATTATGCTACGAGGCTTTTTATGAACACTTTATACTTGGTCATGCAAAAAGAAGTGTACCACATTATTGTTTTGAATTCTGGGGAGCATGGTGACCGTACCGCATGTGGAATTGAGACCTACACAAAAGACGGTAACACCAGCTATGGAACGCGCCCCTCCTACGTTTCGGAAGAGCTCCCCACCGAAAGTCGCTTTTGCAAAGCTTGCGCTAAAGCTTTGGTGAAGCACACCCCCGCGCCCCTGTAGCTCAGTCGGCAGAGCATCTCCTTGGTAGGGAGGAGGTCGCTGGTTCAATTCCAGTCGGGGGCTTCTGGTCCCGTAGTCTAGCGGTCAGGACACCGGCCTCTCACGTCGGAAGCCCGGGTTCAATTCCCGGCGGGATCATTTCCAATCACATATTGTAAAATAAGGCTATGCGGGAGTAACTCAATTGGTAGAGTGTCAGCCTTCCAAGCTGAACGTTGCGGGTTCAAGTCCCGTTTCCCGCTCTACGTTGGATGGGCCATGTCAGAGGTATTCTCCAAAGAGGAATCCGATCGTTTCTTCTCGCTGAGAAAGAAGGGATGGCGGGAGTGTACCTACCGAGAACTAAGTTGGGCGCGTAAGCTGCTTTTACGTATAGTAGAGGCTAAAGCTGTCCATCGATTCTATGGCAGCGAGGAGGCACTGACGTGGGCTTTTCCTCTCGATTTCGCGTCCCTTGATAATCTTGTGCGCGACGCAAGGGAAACCTTCCAGCGGAAGGTGAAGCTTGTTTAATTACGGAGGCAGCATTATCCATGGCAACTGTCAAAATGATCACAGCTCCTGAGAACAAAATCTCCGTCAACGGCTACTACGACAAAGTTGTTGATGGTGGGTGGGTTACTTTTGAGCCAGAGGCAGCGATAGAGATCCGCCGGGATCCACATCTTCCGAAAGAAGTACCTACTGTGATCATACATGAGGGAAACGAAAAAATCGATTTGGTGCGACGTCTTAAACTCTACGAACACGCGTTTATCGGGCTAGCGTTGTGGTGCACTGCACTCACAGCCGTGGCGGTAATTCTATTTTTGCGGGGGTAGCTCAGTTGGCAGAGCGACGGCTTGCCAAGCCGTAGGTCGCGGGTCCGAATCCCGTTCCCCGCTCAACTTTTCCGGCAAAGCTGCGAAGTAACTTACTTTCTAAATAATAGGCTAAATCGTATGTTTGTGTTTAGTCACCTTTTATTCAGTTAGGGGACTCACGATGAAAGCCGGGAATGGCGGTAATAATGGAACCCAATCAAAGGCAGTGACCGTGGACTTTGAGAGCAACCTCAAAGTCTTGCATAGACCGAGAAATTGTCCGTCGTCGCGTCCGTGCCGACGCCTGGAGTGTCGTTATCACTTGGCAATTGATGCGGTATCTAGGCGTAGGCGCCCAACGTTTCGACATAATTTTCCGGGGGTACCTCTTGAGGATCTCCAAGAAACCTGCGCATTAGAAGCAGCGGAGCGAAACGGTGGCTTAACTCACGCAGAGATTGCTGTTCTCATGAACACGTCCACGGAACAGATTAAACAGATAGAGCAAGTAGCGCTCAAAAAAGTGAGTATCAAACTCCGGGAGCTTAGGAGTACTGGTGATCTTTATCCCTCACTTTTGTTAGTGTAGCTCAGCAGGTAGAGCACCTCCTCGTGGTTATTGGTCTTGATGCCCGGGTCGCCTAGTTGGTCGATGGCACCGGATTTGTAATCCGGAAGCTTTAAGCTCACGCAGGTTCGAATCCTGTCCCGGGCTTTTCCTTGGAGGACGCTATGGGATCAAAAACAGCAGAAGGTTACGTTTGCATAAAGAACGTGACAGACTTGCTGAAGATTGCAGAGGACCACCCAGGAATAAACACCGTGCGTTACTACGATAGTCTGGCTTTTGGGGATCTCATTCAAGTGTATCTGTGGGATTCAGGGAACCATCGAGGGCACGGTGGGTTGTGCTTAACGAAAGACCAGTTTGAGCTGTTTAAGAAAAAAGCACCTAATTTGCATTTTGTTAATTATGCCCATACGGGGGGTATTAAATGCAACCTTTAACGTCCGATGATATAGTGAAGCTTATAGAAGCGAACCCTGAGATCGAAGTCGTCCAATACGAGTCCCTGCATTTGAATGGTCAAATTCACGTGGAGCTTCTGGACAGCAATCGTCAATATATTATCGGCGGTGCCGTGCTTACTAGCCAGGATTTCTCTTCGATACAAACGCAACTTGGAGGACGGGTGAGATTTTTGCCAGCGTAGCTCAGGCGGCAGAGCAGTGGTTTCGTACTCCACAGGTGCCGGTTCGACTCCGGTCGCTGGCTCTTGTCGGGGTAGTTCAGCAGGCCGAACAGCTGGCTCATATCCAGTAGACGCGGGTTCGAATCCCGCCCTCGACATTTTGAGCGGGTAGTCAAGTGGTTTGGCGCGGCTCTGCAAAAGCCGTTTACGTGGGTTCAAATCCCATCCCGCTCTTTTTGCCACGCGTCTTGTAAAATACGGGAGAGTTGTCAGCACAGGAGATTTCTATGCCAGGCGCAGACGTAGTGGTGGACACATTCACATACCAGGATTTTCATGAAGTAAAGGATCGTGGTTTGGTGGTGACGGGAACGCTCGATAATGATGCCAGGCTTATTGAGGCAGGTATGCACCTGAAGACGCGCTTCCGTGAGTTTGAGATCACGGGTGTTGAACGTCGAGCTACCATGCGACGCACTACGGTGGTCGGCTTCCTTCTCAAGGGCCTACGTGAGGAGCATCTAGCCCGTTTTCGCAAGGGGGACAGGTACTCGGTCCTGTCTGATATGGATCACATGTCCACCGCGCATTTCTATGGCACATCGTTGTAGGGATTTAGGGTACCACCGTAATGGGCAAGCTGCTTTTCAAAGTGACGCGTAAGGACCTGAAGGTCGAATTTTTTCGTGCCGGCGGTAAAGGCGGTCAGCATCAAAACAAGACCTCGTCTGCGTGCCGCATCCGGCATCCTCCCTCTGGGGCTGTAGGGGAGTCCAGAGAGGAGCGTAGCCAGCATCAAAATAGACGCATCGCCTTTAAGCGGATGGCGCAGTCCAAAAAGTTCCAGAATTGGGCCAGAGCTCAAGCTGCTGCTATTGAGCAGGGCTACCGAGACACGGAACAAAAAGTGTCTCAGATGATGGCGTCTGATAATGTAAAGATCGACTACGTCACCACTTGGGAATGTGATGGTTGTGGGAAGACCGAGACCATCACAGCTTCCGATCCCAACAAGAAGCCCGAGTGGTTAGCTATAGGAGAGCTCCAAGAAGAGGAGCACTTGTGCACTAGATGCGCAGGCAAGTAATTAACGGGGATGTGGTGTAACCCGGTAACACGCGTGCTTTGGGAGCACGAGTTCGAAGTTCAAATCTTCCATCCCCGATCGCACAGGAGGCATTAGACTATGGCCCAGCAAGTGAAGAAATCAGACATCAGGATCACTCGTTTCCGTCTTCCAGATGAGGACCTCCGTACGCAAGGGTCCGGCTGCTTGATCTACCACATCCCAACGAAGCAGAGCTTTGTAAAGGAGACAGAGCAACCATTCCCCTCTAACAAGAAAGACGCGATGAGCCAGTTGTGCTCCGCTCTTGGTACCACTGTGGAGGCCCTTGAGCAGCAAGAGGACCGCACAGTATTTCCTGAGTGGACTACCACGGAGCTGTACACCCGGGACTACGGTTTGTTCATTATCACGGTCTTCTTCCTTAAGGGAGAGGAAGACCCCGAGCTCGAAGGGTGGACGTGGGGGCTAGAGAGTTCCAGGAACTGGGTGCACGATCCTGGCATCTACGAGACGTCAGAGGGAGCTATCCGCGCAGCGGAGAAGTGGGCGTCCGAAATGTTGGAAGAAGAAAACTCCGACGACAAAAAGGATGAGAGCAAAGCAAAAAAGCCGAATGGGTGATCCCAGAGATCACCCCGGAGATAGCTAAGCAGCTGGCACAGGAATGCCGCGAAATTCGTGCTGAGCATCATAAGATACTCAAGAGGATGTGGCACATCCCCCTTCATGAACGGCTTGCGGTGTCTAGGTAAAGGGAGGCAGAGATTATGATGGACGATAAACTCATCGAGCGTTTGCAGGATCGCTTGGATGCTTACCACGATTTGTCCAAGTTCCGGGAAGCGGTAAATCAATCTCCTCAACTAGCTGCGCAAGTCGGAGGATTCCAACACGCAGACGCCGTCATGGATTTTATGAATAAGTGCCAAACGCATCTAGCAAAGCTCGTTTTTCTGCAGCTTCGTGAGCTAGATCGGGAGCTCTCCCCTAATGTCGATAGCGCGTGAAGAAGCAGAGCGCCTCGGCCTGCAGATAGAGCGACTGCTCACCTGGGATTTCGGAAAAGGTATGGCACGCCGTTTGGCAGAGGGTGAGCTCCCCGACCGTATTCTTTACGGCCTTGATGAGCTTGAGATCTCCAACAAACTCGTGGCGCGTGGGGACCAAGAATTCCCTGAAGACATTGTTACTTGTGAGCAAACAGGGCTTCCTCTGCGTCCCCTTTATATTCACCTTCCCAGTGGGAGGATAAAACGCGCTGTACCTATTAGTTGGGGCGAGGGCGTCGATTACTATGATTACCGAGACCTCGCAGGAGCAAGCAAGTGATCAAGCATGTAGATTTCTTTCCGGAAGACGTTCTTGTGAACATGCCAGGGGACGAGTACACCGGTGTTATTTCCATCTGCGATATCGATCACAACGTTGATAGGCTTTTTGACCACCGGTGGGCACAAGTGCTTCGGTTGAAATTCGACGACATCGATCACCCGCGTCCACACTATCACCTTTTTACGGAGACCCAAGCAAGGCATATTCTACAGTGGCTAGAAAAACATGCTGGCTCGTTGTTGGCCATTTACGTGCATTGCTGGGCAGGAGTTTCACGCTCCGCTGCTGTGGCACGATTCATTGCGCGTAAGTATGGATTACCATTTGACGAGGCGAAAGGAAAGTCGTACAATCGCTACGTTTACTCGATGCTAGAGAGCGTAGACGCGCAGAGATAAAATATACGGCGGCAGTTGGGAAAGGCCAGCCTTTCCCCCTCCCCAGTCCCCCTTTGGTCTATTACCTCCTTGCCGCCATTTGGGGCCATAGCTCAGCTCGGGAGAGCGCTTGACTGGCAGTCAAGAGGTCGTGGGTTCGATCCCCACTGGCTCCATCACACAGAGGAATTACACGATGACTAATGAGCAAATCGATAAGCTCACCGACATTATCTGCACGATGATGCTAGACTTTCAAAGCCGTACACCCGACAATCCCATCACCCGCGAGGATATTCGAGGCTACGTCGTGAAGGTGAACGAGGTCGAAGAGCCAGAGAAAGAAGAGCTCCCCGACCGCGAGCCCACGTACATCACCTTTCCTGTTGGGCACACCGCCAGCACTTGGTGAAATTTTAAGGGGCCATAGCTCAGTTTGGGAGAGCACCGCCCTTGCAAGGCGGGTGTCGCCGGTTCGAGCCCGGCTGGCTCCATTATTCACCTCCTCTGCGCAGCATTGGAGCTGCGAAGGAGGATATAGCCATGAGGCTAAGCATTGGAAGTCACGTTGTGTTTATCGACACCCATTACCAGGAGCACGAAGCGCTGATCACCGCCATTCACGGTGACCCCGCATCCAAGCCGTGTGTGAACCTGCTCTACGTTTCTAAGCAGACGGGGAAGCAGGACCAATACGGCCAGCAGATCGAGCGCCCCTCTTCGGTGGTCCACATCAAGGACAACACCGCGGGTGGGTACTGCTGGAAGTTCCCTGGAGAGGAGAAGTAGCGTGACAGCCGTGGCTGGGGCCGAGCAGGCGCCTGCCCCCACGGGTTCTAGTGCTGCGTAGAGGAGGCGTAATTGCCCTTATCCATGAAACTTACCTTGGCACTATTCAGCGCGCTCGTATTCACCTACGGTTGCGTGCGCTTGCTTCTGCATTTGCTACTGACCCCGTTCTGTGGGCGATAAGGAATCGGAGCAATGACACAAGTTCGCACAACTACCCTGTTTGCTGTGGTGGATGAAACAGGAGCAACTGCGCCTCTTTACCTGGGTGGTGACAATGATGGCCTCAGCGTCTTTTTGACGCGGGAGCGCGCAGAGTACTTCAAGAATGAGTACCAACAGCTTTTTCCCGAAAAAGAGTTTGTGATACAGGAATTCGGAGTCCTTCCAGACGAAGAATAGCTCAGCAAAGGAGGCGAGCAAAAATGAGGAACGTACAGAGAGCTGCAGTAGCAATTGTGGCGTTAGCCCTTGTGGCCGGATGCCCACCACCTGATCCAAACAACCCAGCTAGCAAGTATCAGCCAGGCTACACGACTGTGACCATTGCTAAAGCGGTGCTCAACGCCGGTTACGCAACTTTCATGGGTGTGGAAGCCAATGTGCGCGAGGGATGCACCAAGAAGATCTGCGTTAAGCTGCATCCTGATCAAGGCAGCCAAGCATTCAAGGATTGCATGGGGAAGGATCACTCCGCTGCCCCAGAGTTCAAAACGTGTTATGGAAAGATGGCTCAAGCTAAGGCTATCATCGATAAGGTTCATCCTCTAGCAATATCGGTGATCGACGAGGTGAAGGCAGCTTTAGATTTTGTAGTGCAATATGAAATTGCGAAACTGGCCAAGGAAAATGCGAAAGATCCAGCGAAACTCAAGGAATTCTGCGACAAGGTGTTCCCTGCAAAATCGGGCGAAGAGTATCAGAAGTGCATCGCTGGTCAGCCATTAAAAAAGGGAGATTGGGACGGCCTCTTGAAAAAGGGATCCTGCTTGGTGTACAATGGTCTGGCCTTTTTCCCAGATCAGTACGCCAAGTACGTGATGCCTGTGCGTATCTGGTTCAAGGGTTACGGCGGATGTAAGTAGCCACAACGCCTTCCCTCCGCGATCCAGCCTTTATGGAAAGAGCGCAACGATGAGCAGTGGGAAAAACACGAGTTGGCACTTTGTGGATGGGGAGCCTCATAAGGGGACTCCAGAAGATTGCGCCAAGTGTGCTCGTATAAAAAAGCGCGGTGGCTTGACCAAGAGGCAGCTTTCCAAACGTAATGGGCGTCGTGGAGGGAAGGCAAACAATCGAAACGCTACTCGGCATTGTGCCTGTGGTGCTGTCATTAAAAGCACGAACAAGACAGGAAAATGTCGTAAATGCTGGAACCATTGGCGAAGCAAGCAGAGCCAGTCACAGGTATCCAAAAAATCTTCTGGCGAAAAATTCTGTGTGGAGTGCGGTAAAGGAGTGTCCGACCAAAATGTGAGCGGTTACTGTGTGAAGTGCTGGAGGAAATCGGCTGCTTGGAAGAAGACTCGCGATGAACACAGTCGGTGGTTAATTACTATGCGCCATCAGAAAGAGGAGGTAAGAGAAACCGAGATACTGGCTCCTCTTGACAAGAGTAGGCTGTTGGATTAGACTCCTTAACGTTTGTTGCGGAGTAGGGAAGTCAGGCCGTTCCCGCCGGGCCCATAACCCGGAGATCGCAAGTTCAAATCTTGCCTCCGCTATTTTTCCCGAGGAGAGTTTCTCGTGGATCCCAACTATAAAGCCGTCGCTAACGCCGGATTTAATGCATGGTTAGAGTCGCTGCCAGCGGATGATTGGGGAGACTCCTTCGATAATTGGGTACCTGTATATTGGGATGAAGAGAAAAGTGAGTGGGTGGAGGGAGAAAGGCCAGAAAGTGAAGAGTAGAGCTTACAGGCGAGCTCAGCGGCAGCGTTTATGGAAGAAGCGCCAAACGTACTACGGCGGCTGGGTGGCTAGGCATGCCTACGGTAAGATGTTCATCGATACGCCTAAGAGATGCTCCTGCTCAGGTTGTAGTCAGAACTGGGAGCGTAAGCACATGGGACGAGTAACACGGCAGGAAGAGATCTCAGAGCTACGCATGCAGGAGCAGCTCCTTGAAGAGGGGATCGGATGAACGTCTACTTGGTGATAGGTCACTTTGCCTGCTTCGGGGATGACTGCTTATGGAATGTGGCAGTTTTTACGGACAAGGAACGGGCAGAGAGCTGGTGCGCTGAGGCCAAGAAGTTTGCTGATCGGATATATGCGTTGTGCGAGAAGAGTTGGGAGGGTCACGCGCATGCTACGTCTGTTCCGCAAGAGTTCGGTGATCTCTACCACAAAATGGACATGGATTGCATAGGGGATGAGAGTAGCACCGAAGAGGATCTCAAGGCCTCGATGACCGAGTGGGGTCGGTTGCAGGATATGTTCAGGTACAACCTGAACCCATTTGATCACAAGGATTCTGCTATGCAATGGATACGCGAGCGCTGTCCCATCGAGTACCGTGTCCACGATTTTGAGCTCGATCCTCCTTTACCGCAAACCCTCCACCAAGAAATCACTCCAGAAAACACGCCGCTTCTGGCTAGACAAGTCGCCGAGGCCGACTATAAAAAGCTCCAGGAGTTGTGGGATCTTTCTCCGGAGCAACGCTTCGAGACGTACGACCCGGAAAAAGACGACGACTTCTAGTTGGGGGTGTGGTGAAGCCTGGAGTTCACGCGGCGTTGTCAGCGCCGAGGCCGCGGGTTCGAATCCCGTCACCCCCGTAGGGAAGCTTTCCGCCAATTCACAAGTAGTTACTTTAAACAAAGGCAACTACGTTAGCCTCAGCCACTTGTGAATTGGAGGCACCATGTTTATTGTTGGTCTCACGATTGTTGGTCTGTGTTTGCTGCTCACCATCGGAATGCTCTTCTACGCTATCAGAGACAGAAGAAATCCACCTCATATGTTGTAAAGTAAGATTGTGGCGCGGTAGGCAAGCGGTTTAAGCCACCGGCCTTTCACGCCGGTCATCGCGGGTTCAAATCCCGTCCGCGTCTTCAGGAGGCGAAAGCAATGTCTGATGAATATGTAGAGGTTTACGTTGATGAGGTGGTGGCAGAGACCGACGAAGCCATCTTGATCAAACCTTTTATCGACGAGCCCTTTGAGGCATGGATCCCTAAAAGCTGTATCAGCAAGGATTCGGGGGTGCGCCATAAAGGCGAAGGCGGCGTCTTGGAGATCAAGGAATACATGGCTGAAAAGAAAGAGCTCATCTAGGAGCGATCATGTATTATTTGATCCATCCGGTCGCTCCTGAGGGCATCGAGACACCAGATTCCAATGTGGAATCGGCCCTCACCTACTTGGACTACTTGGTGCGCGAGCTCAGCCTTCCAGTAGCCGCTCCATGGGTACCTTACGTAATGCTCTACGGGAATAGTCCAGAGCACCGAGAGGCATGCTTAGAGAACTCCATCAAGATGCTTAAGCGCTTTGACGGAGTGATTATGGTGGGGCCACGGTTCTCAGCGGGCATGCGCGCAGAAGCGAGGGCAGCTATGGAAGCCGGCAAAGAAGTAATCGACGCCATCGGCACATGGGATCACTTCGTCGCGGTGTTTCGCGAATGGCTTTAGTCGATGGCCGTCCTCGCCTGCGTTACAAACTGGAGATGTCCTTCATGTGGGGAGGAGTCTCTGGACAATGATCCATGGGAAGGACCTGTGTACTGGGCAATGCCGGTCGATTTGCCTGTGTGGTGCTTCCTTTGCGGCTGGATGGGTACCGTCGGTGATCTTTCTGGAAACACGGAATTCAAATTTTAAGGGGCTGTAGCTCAGCTGGGAGAGCGCTAGAATCGCACTCTAGAGGTCAGGGGTTCGATCCCCCTCAGCTCCAAATCGGATTACGCTATATGGTATTGTCAAGTAAGATGTATGAATCTTTGGCAGGTCGTACTGTTCGCCTTTTGCGCGCGTATACCGTCGAAGAAGATTGCCTACCTTCAGCTCCATTTAAATTCAGCATTTGTCTTCCCAAAGGATTACGGGGCACCGTGATCAAAGTGGTCATGATTCCAGAATCTAAGGTATTCGTGGACTTCTCTATCGGCGAGACAAAAATTCAATGCTGGATCCCCAAATTACTCACCGAACTTGTAAAATAGCTGGTAGTAGTTCTAGCTCACAGGAGAACCAGCTATGCCAGAGGACAGAAAATCAGACTTAGTAGAAATCGGGGCACTGTGGATTGGGGAAACGAAGACGGGGGAGATGTATCTCAACGGGAAAATGGGTAGAGCCAAACTGCTCGTGTTCCGCAACAAGTTCAAGGACACAGATAGGCATCCAGACTACAAGGTCTACGTCACCAATCCTGAGCGTCAAGATCAAGATCGAGCGCAGCCGCCAGCAGACAAGTTCCAGCAGTCTATGACATCCCCGCAGCAAGATAAGAAGTCCGATAGCCACGTTCCACCAGACGAGGATCCCTACGACGAGATTCCATTCTGAGGTGCAATCATCATGCTCGATCGTATTAGAAAAGCCTTTCGCGAGAACGTCTACACGCATCTTATCAACGACGATCGTCTACCCAACAAAAAGAAGGGGTCGGTGTGGCGCCACGGACGTTTGTACATTCGCCCTCGCAAAGAAAAGAGGCTGAAGCTCACGAACAGATCTCCAGAGGCACATGTCAGCTGGGCGCTTCTTGGGGCTGCTCATCATTTGTGCTTCCACATTCGCCTGGAGTCTCCAGGTGGAGAAGATGACATCAGCATTTCCGGTGGCATCCCGTACCTCTTCTACTTAGGAGGAAGTGTAGAGGGGCTAGTACCGCAGGAGGTCAAGCAGTGGATCGGTCTCTACAATCCAGGCGCCAAGACAGGGGACGTCTATATTGACAGGTCCATTGGCTGGTCGATTCACGACGGCACTGCTTGGATTTCCATCTGGGAAAACGATAACGGGTGGAGCAGTAGAGACCCGAAGTGGTGGAAGTTCAACTTTTCCATCAACCCTCTAGATCTTCTGGGCCGCAAGAAGTACACTAGCGAGGTCGTCGAGGAGAAGACGGTGGCCATCCCGATGCCTGAGGGAAGCTACCCAGCGAAGATTAAGTTGTGTGCAGATACATGGGCACGTCCGCGCTGGCCTCGTTGGCCGTTCTCGGAAACCATTTTGCGCATGCACGCTGATATGGTCAAACCCATCCCCACTCCCGGTAAAGGCGAAAATTCTTGGGATTGTGGTGACGATGCGGTGTGCGGTTTAACAGCTCCCGCGCGCACAATGGAAGAGGCGGTAGGTAAGCTAGTAGCTACTGCTTTGCAGGACAGGCAGCGTTACGGTGGAAGCCACGAGTTCACACCGCGGGATCCACCTCCTGATGAAGCCACAGAAAATGCGCCGGTAGAGATGAAGAACGCCGATGCCTAAGACGATGCGCGATTTATTACTGGGCTTCACTGTAGGCGCGGTGATCTTCTCTGTTCTAGCGTTGACTCTAGGATACTGTTACCATGGCTGAAGAAAACGGACATGATTGGATCACCAACGGGCTCGAACAGGCAGTCCCATTCACAGGCCCACAGCCAGATGATGAACCACGGGTAGAGCATGTTCCAGAGGACCTGGCTAGCGTAGCGCGTGATGCGGGTATGCTCATTAATCCAGCAATTGCTAGGCACGGGAAGCTAGCTTGACCGTGGGGATAGGGTCTAAACGAAAACGCCTTAGGCGCTTAAAGGCAAAGTACGGTGGTCCAGGGCTGCTACCAGCAGGAGAAACGAAAATGAAATTGAAGTATGGTGGTTCAGGTGTACCTCCTACAGGACCGCATCCCAATCCTCCTCGTCCGAAACCGCGCCCGGATTCTCACAAAGAAGACGCTTGCAAGTGCTCCAACGACTGCGGTGCTACAATAGCTGCCCTGAAGATGCTTGCGCAGTCCCTGGAACGAGAAAATGAATTTCTGCGCGACGAGCTCAAGCGGCTGCGCGAAGGAGCCCCAGAAAATTGGGTCCACCTAGGCCAAGGTGGGGAGTACGTCCGCAATTTGGGGGATCCTTTGTGGGAGCGCGGCGAGTTCGTGTGTGAGTATAAAGAACCAAAAGAACCAGGAGAATCCGATGACAAGTGATAACGGGGGCCTGAATTTCAACGAGATAAAGCTCACAGCAGAAATAGTTTTCAGAAAGAAAAGCGGAGCCATCATCGACCTCAGCGATCCGGATTTTTCGGGCTCCAATTTTTTCAAGGCGTGGCATGAAGGGGTTGTTTGGCGTGATATCGAGTTAGAGTTAACAGGCGCAACGTGGGAAGATCTTACTTCTTACGTTCGTAGTGTTTCCCTCTCGTCCAACCCCATAACGCTCTTTGAGCTGCTGGAGAATTTCTGCACCCCCATCCAGGAGTGCGTGCTCTCGCTCAACGAGCAGCTCAATCTCGTTCATCGCTTTCTAGACAATCAAAGTCTTCCGCCAGAAGGTATTCCTGTAATTAATCTTGAGGGCAAGGAACAGGTTGTGTGGACTACCAACGGCTTGTCCGATGGAACGGTGGTTGAAGGAACCCTTCCAGCCAATAAGCTGTATCCCTACGTATACCCTGTGGACAGCACCTTCATTATGGATCAGATGGAGCTCTTCAAAGAGGATATTTCTGTGAAGGAGCTCTTCCACAAGGTTGTTCTCTGCATGTTGAAGGTGGCTACCAAAGACAACGCTACCTTATGCTTCATGCTGGACCAGGCAGCAGAAGCGCAGGGGCATCGTTATGCAGCCGAGCAGCTATCGCCAGCATCAGTGCAGTATCTTCGGCATGAGATTGAAAAGTGGCAGCTACCGGCCCCGCAGATGCTGGTCACCCCCAGAGCCGTGTCTGAGCTCCTGGGGGATCCAGACCATATCCGGTTCATGGATTTGGTAACAAAAATGGAGCTCTTCTCGCGAGGTATTGTTGGGCGATGGGGCGGCATAGAGCTCATCTGCGTGGGGTCCAACTACGATAGTTTTGTGGAGTATGGCAGCCACTCAGAGGCGATGTTGTGCACTGCGCCCTCCTCTTTGGGGATTAGGCAGGTGCGTGTTCCGTTGCTGGTGCACCCAGTCATCTTGCCGCCACCTACCACGCAGAAGACACCACCCGAAAAAGTTGGGTGGTATGTGTATCAAAAGGTCACCACCAGCATCCTTCAGTCTCGTGGTGTGGCCACCTGTACGCGTTTGAAGAAGTAGGGCGGCACACACATGGAACACAAATACTACTGTGCAGTTATCGTCAACGAGCATGACAGGAAGCCACGCAACTGCCTTTTCAAGAGCGTGTTCCCTCCTTTGTGGGTTGTTGGTTCTTATTCCAGTGGTATGTGGGCCACGCAGCGCTTTATTCTTTTGAATTTCTGGGAAATTTCTGAAGAGCATTATCTCCAGTTTCCCTCAGAAATGAGAGATTTTGCGGAGAGCACGTGGCAGCGCAGGAACGAAGCTCTATAGGTCGTTACGATGCCCCTTTACGAGTACCTTTGCAACAGCTGTGGTGAGCTCACCGAGCATGAGTGCAAGATGGCTGACCGTCCCAAGCAGGTGCGCTGCGAGCACTGCAGCTCGACGAACACGCAGCAGCTCATTTCCGGTACCAGCTTCATGCTAAAAGGCGGTGGCTGGGGTTCCTCTGGGTATTCATCCGGAGGAAAGAAAAAGAGGAAGTAGATGTCCTACGATGTCAACGGTAAAGTGGGGTATGAAGTTAAGTACTGCTCCAATTGCCTGGCAGCTGGTATATTAAGTGAGGTGCGTGGTGAGATTACTCCGTCAGCCTTGCACAAGTGCGAAGCGTGTGGTTTCACGCATGGTGGGTTTAAGGCTGCCAGAGCTAAAGAGTTTCTGCAGAGGAAGATAGACATCCTCCAAAGCGCTATGGCCCAGCTAAATAAGAATGACCTCGGATCATAAGAAAGCACCCGGACCTAATGGCCGCATTATGCTGCGCCTTCCTAAGTCTCTACACAAGAAGTGCGTGGAGCTTGCCAAGCGGGAAAATACGAGCCTCAATCAGTTTATCTTAGGTGCCGTTGCTGAGAGGGTGGGCGCTACTCAGATGTACCACGAGCTCGCAGATCGGTTAGAGCAGAAGTAAGTCTTCTTGACATCTCGCCTTTTTCTGCCATTAGTCGTGAAGGTTTATACAAAATACGAGGGTTCATAGTTCAATGGCAGAACGAGTGGCTGTTAACCACTAAGTCCCAGTTCGACTCTGGGTGAGCCCGCTAGGCCCTTCTTGTAGCTCAGCTGGTAGAGCATGGGACTCCGAGGTCGTGGGTTCGAGTCCCACCTGGCCCGCTACTTATGTCGAGGCGACGCGCGAGGAGCCGTTGATGAGTAGATCACGCAAACGAAGTCGGGTAGTAGTAATCGTTCGAGGCAGTCTTGGCAGGCTTTTCCGACGTAGGGCGAACAAGGCTATGCGTCGGCGCACGAAGCTAGCGCTTGTTCGAGGTCGATATGAGCACGCTCCCAGGCGGCTTGAGGAGGTAAGCGATATCTACGATTACAAGGACTGGAGTCGTTACGTAACCAGTGAGGACTCTGAGAGCTTGCACCGTGCGCTCAAGAAGCAGATGCGGAAGTAACGGGCGGAGGGCTTGAAGGTAAGCCGCCTGACTGGGGGTCAGGAGTTGTGCGGGTTCGACTCCCGCTCGCCCGATAGGTACTTTGGTGCCGTAGCTCAGCAGGTAGAGCAGTGGACTGAAAATCCACGTGTCGGTGATTCGACTTCACCCGGTACCACTTCGCGGGGAGTAGCTCAGACTGGAAGAGTGCTCGGTTCGGATCCGAGAGGTCGCAGGTTCAAGTCCTGTCTCCCCGATTTCTTCCTACCTTGACATCGTCATCCATTCAGCTTATGCTCTTACCGATTCTGAAGAGGCAGGCGCAACAGCTCTTCGGAAGTTGGCAGCTGGGGGCGCCACTCCGCTGCCGCCCTCTTGTTTATGGGGTGCGTTATGTGGGACACCTTTGAGGATGGTTACCGCGACGCTTCGGGGGGTTGGCCTCCGAGGGGGTACAAAGAGGATTACAAGCGCGGGCGCGCAGCGTGGCACAAGGAAGCCAGGAGACGGCTTCTTGCTTCTTTAGATCCTACTAAACCAAAGCACATATCTATTTTGATCCGGCTTCCAGAAGAGTCACCAGAATAGTCGCCCCGCCACCTCCCATCGTAGGTCCTTGGTACTGGCACGGCACGTCTGGCTTGTACTGAGTGCCTCCCTTGCATCCATCCTTCCCCGGTTTCTGTCCACACGGTGGGCTCTTGCGTGCCACGCAGACATCACATCCTAGCGGGAATACGCCGTAGAGCTTCTCATTTCCCTTGGAGCTCATGACAGGTCCGAAGGTGAACGTTCCCTTGGCATTCTTGACCGACATCACGAGGGGCAAGTTGAAGCCGTCTACCAGGCTGATGTCCAGGATGTCGTACCATTTGGGGTTGTTGATGTTGAGCTCAGCTTTGGTGCTGCCGCAGCCCACAGGAGCTCCGAAGGCGATCGTCGCGTTCAGGTACTTCCCGCCGAGAGGGAGATTCTGAGATTTCTTTTTGGGCAGAGTGAAACCGCATTTCAAGGCTGCTGATGGTGTGCAGAATGTTTTCCAGTCGGCCGCCACTATTTTTGAGTCCGACCCAAACGACACGTACACTTTGGTATCGGCGCCTGTGCTGTTCAGCAGTGTTGCTGTAGTAGGCGTTCCAGATTTTACGGGGGCTTCCTTTTTCTGAGGCTTTTCCTTGCACGCTACCGCTAACGGTAGTAGCATAGCAAAGAGAAACGCGAGAAAGCGGTATTGCTTCATTGTACTGTCCTTTTGTGGTGGATGTTTCAGTTGAGTAGATTTAATCAAGATCGGCGGCTGGAAAAGCGCCGCGCGTCTTGTAAAATTCACAGATGGACAACGATTCGTGGTGGGAGCAGTGGTGGAAGACTGATGGAGGCAAAATGCTGACGCAACGAGAACTGCAGGACAAAATTCTTACTATGCTTCCTACCTACCGTAGGGAGCTACAGAAGATGGAGAATCGTTTAATTACTTGTGGAGCGGTCGACCGTCACTTTGTGAGCGAGAGCTTCACAAGGGTTGGCATCCACATTTTTGGAGAGGCTTCAGAAGGCCATAACGCTCCCATCGATTATCTTCCCCATGACCACCAGCTGTACATTATCCGAGCGGAGGTTTCTCCTGTATCAGATGGAGACGCTTTCATGATTAAGGGTAAAGGCAACGAGAGCTGTCCGCTTTGTGGCAAACCTATTCCGGTGCAGCTCAAGGAAGCTCTGGTACCACAGGATCTAGTGCTTGTGGGATGTCCTGTGCTTAAGGAGGGGGAAATAGTTATCGACGTGTTACCTATTTTCTCTCCTACCTTGGTCAAGGACGCTATCAGCGTGTGTCTTAACCTTCCTCATCAGCGCAGTAAAAATCCGATGACGCGAGTGTCTCGGCTGCTCTAGGAGATGCGCATGGATTACCCTGAACGAAATATAACAGAAAAAGACTTAATCCGTTCTGCGGTGCTGGCCTGCAAAAGCTATTACAGCGGTGGCCCGGATCCAACCACCGGCACCTACCTTTTCACATCGGCCACTTTTTCCAACGCCTTCAACAAGGTGACCGGCATCAAGGGTCCTATAGACGGCCTCATCGTACAAGCGATGCTCTGCGGGCGCGATTGGGTAATAGAGCTGCCCAAGAATTACTGGCAGCTCACAGAAGCAATTCTCATGGAGCACATTCTATGACGATATCCAAGAAGATGCCAAAGCATAAAAAAGGCTGCGCGTTTCTGGAAGACCCTGATCAGCTGTGCACCTGCAACGCCAAGTATCTGGGAAAACCCTTTGCGCATTGGCAAACGCGGGCGCAGGAGCTCGTAATGGACACGCTTTTGCGTGGTGTGTACCAGTATCAAGATCCGGACGAGCTGTTCTGCCTGCCTCGGCATCTTGCTTCCCGGAAACTGTTCCAGCTGGCTTACTCCGTAGATCCCGCCATTCTGCGCAAAACTGCTGATGAACATACTCGTTGTGCGGCCGGGTTCGTGTCCATCATGGCGGAAATAACCGAGGGCAAGTGGCTTCCATACTTTGATCCTGCGACTTGTGGGCTGCCAGATAAGCGCAAAGCTTGACAACGTCTTGCAGCTTGCTTAAACTGTTCGTGCTGTGGGTCTGAGACTAAAAATCTTCCTCGTGGTGAGGAGGTGAGTGGAGTCAAGGCGCAAGCGGGCAGCTTTAAGTAAGCCCCGGCCCACACAATTTTGAGCACAAAAATGCTGACCTGGCCATGTCCCAAATGTTATCTGCGTGACCTCGTTGAGCTCAGGGACGGTTATTGGTGCCGCCATTGCGGACACTATATTCCTTATGATTTCGAGGAAGAGAAATGACTGTTTGGTTCACGAGCGATTGGCACCTCTTCCACGATAATATCCTGAAGCTTGTCCCACGTCCGTTCAAGAACGTGCAGCAGATGCATAGTGTCATCTTGGCGAACTACCGGTCGTGTGTGCGCGAGGGCGATGTGGTGCATTTTCTTGGGGACCTGACTCTGCGCGGCCCCTCTGGCATCGAGGCAGTTCGCAGGCTCGTGGGGGGTTTACCTGGCACCAAGCATTTCGTCCTGGGTAATCACGATCGCTTAAAAGTGCAGAGCCTTTTGAAAATGGGCTTTGCCAGCGTGCACTCCTCATTGGTGTTACGCCATGGATCGTGTCAATATTTACACGTGCACGATCCGGATGAGGATCTGAACACAGGTTGGTCGTACGCACCGCGTATCATCTGTGGGCATGTACACGAGAAATGGAGGTACCGTGCTGAGCCTCGACCAGCAGTGAACGTAGGTGTGGACGCCTGGGGCTTTCAGCCAGTGCGCAGGCATACCGTGATGACTCTATTCGACAACCCACCTGACAGCTTTCGCAGGATGCTTGTGGGCAACGCAGCTGACTTTGCGGCGTGATCTCATGACCGACGATTGGAAAGAAAGGGCAGCTTCTATTTTGCTTCCTGGAGAAGTGATCCAGGAGCCTGAGAAGCCTAAACCAAAGAAAATCAAGCGTAGTAAGAAGAAGCAAAGTTCTAAGCGGGTGCCTACAAAGGGTGTTTTTTCTTACGAGTATAATGAGAGCGATGATGGTCTTCTTATTAAGGGCCTTCAGCGAGCGCTAGACGTACCAGCGGATGGTATAATCGGGCCTCGTACACTAACTGCCTGGAAGAATGCCTATGATGCAGATGGCGTTTTTATGGTGAAGAACAACACAAATGCCGCAGTTATTTTGCCTGGCGTAGAGATTACGTTGGATCCTTTTGAGGAACGTATAATTGTAGTACCCAGTTCTGTGTGGCAGAACGATAATTTACTTGCAATGGTACGGAGAGCTTACATCAGCATTGCTCCAGTTCCTGTACCAGAAAAATGGTGGCTATAGCTCAGTTGGTTAGAGCGCTGGTTTGTGGCATCAGAGGTCATTAAAACTCTTGACGGCCACCCTTATTATGGTACCATTGGTGTAGCGGTCTGCACGCTAGATTGTGGTCCTAGAAGCATCAGTTCGACTCTGATATGGTACCTTTACCTGCCTTCAAAGAAAAACATCCCACGCGTTTGTGAGTTTTGTGGATCGGATTTTTTGGCGCGAATAACGGAAATTCGTCGAGGTAAAGCTCGTTTTTGTAGCCGATCTTGTGCGGCACGAAGCAAGCCACCTGTTTTGGCAGGAGCCACTGGTCCGGCAAACCCAAATTGGCGGGGTGGTGTAATATGCTCCAGTGCTGGGTACCACTATGTTCGTATGCATGAGCACCCACGGGCCACCAATAATGGCTATGTAAAGCGGGCTGACTTGGTCATGGAAGAGGTTTTAGGGAGGGAGCTTCTTCCAGATGAAATTGTGCATCATAAAAATGAAGACAAAGGCGACGATTCGCCAGAAAATCTGGAGGTAATAACTTACTCCGCGCATTCTTCCCTGCACGGGAAAGCCCGTGGTAAAAAACCTGTTGAGCAAAAATCAGATCACCCAACTAATCGCCGTTATGAATGGCCTGCGGATGAGATACTTTTGCAATGGCGACGTAACGCGTCTTTACGTGAAATAGCGGCGGAGATGGGATGTAGCCATAAGAGTGTAGATAGACGCATAAAGAAAATACAAAAACGGGGCAAAAGGCAGCTTTGGTAGCTAATCCGACTAGCCACCCTACCTTGTAAAATATTGAAGAGGAATTAATGATGGAGAAACATATCCTGCGAAAATTTAAGCTCGATGCTAAGACGGCGGCGCACACTCCCGATGCGCGTGTGGGGGAATGGGTAGTGTGCATCCCAGACGAAGACTGGATATGCCCTGGGTGCGGTTGCGGTAATGAGGGCGGTGATGGTTTGTATTCTGATGACGATAGGGAATCCGTCGGGGATATTGATAGTCTCATCTTCTACTACGATGAGCTTTTACTGTGTAGTAAGTGTGAGTGGGAAGGTGCCGCTGGAACTTTGTACAACTTAGCAATGAAAGCCAAGGACATGGTTCAGTGCCCGTGCTGCAAAGGTGATGGAAGTGTGCGCAGTAAAAAAGCAGCAGAGTACAAGAAGCTAAAGAAGAGGAAGTCATGAGCAACGATGGAGACTTCGAGGGGAGGATCGTTCCTTTCCAAGCTTTGATGAAGGGGCGTGGTCCTGATACCGTTGTCCGTTTTCTCACCAAGGAGCTCTACACAGAAATCCAGTGCAGGGTGATGGAAGACAAGTACTGGCGTCAGGTGGAGCATGCTAGGGAAAAAGGCCACCAGCCTAGTCAGTTGCTGATACAGAAACTAGAAGCCCTCAACCGCTGCGAGACGCTGGACGAGTTTGCCTACTGGCTTCAGGACCAAAGCGGCCGGGCGATGCTGGTGTGCAACGCGTGTGGGAGGGTGGATGTGGAGGAGGTGCTGGAGATCAAAGAAAACGGAGAGCGCCGCCGCCTTTGTACATCCTGCTGCCACAGCCTGGGGCTCCTGGAGATCTACTCTGGGGCAAAGGCTTTGATGCCAGTTGATCGCGTGGTTCGACAAAAGGACCCCAATATCATCGATGTTGAAGCAACGGTTATTGATGTTGAGGTAGACGAGGACTAGTATGCCTGAAGCTAAGAAAGAGGTCATCTGGGTTATGTGTCCCAGCTGTGGGGCAGTTGCATTATCTGACGATGGGCATATCCCAAACAACTGGCCAGCGCCGGAAATAGAATATACTTCCACAGGTAGGTTTAGGCGATTATTACGCAAGGGGCGTTATATTGCCGAGCAGCATTTCATGGCGTGTAATATCTGCATGGAGTTCGTTTGCCCCACATGCTTAACCGATCATGAAGGCAATCTGATGGAATGGTGCATTGCCTGCGAGACAAAAGAAAAAGGGTTGCGTGTAGACCACCCGGATCCACGGTTGCGCATCGACGCCGTTTCTTTGACCCTTTTACGGGAGAAGTATAAATGATGACAGCTGAAGAATTCGCAGCCTTATATATTCTTACGGTTGCTTCAAGCCTGCAGAAATATACCCAGCAGACTACTCCTGGCATGAAAGCGCAAAGTGTGGAGGAGACGTTCGACCGCATGCGCATAGAGGGCTACGTGGTTGTGCGCCAGGAAGACGCTGGTTCTCCCTGCTGAGGGATGCGTGCCTGTGCTCATACGGTTATTGAGAAAGAGTTGGGATTGCCGCCACCGGATGAGGTGTACCCACTAAAAGATATGGACCTCTCTGGCGTGTGGGAGCGTGTGCGCAAGCGAATAGCAGACGGCACCATCTAGACTTGACAACGACACCAATCTGGCTATAGTACCATTGTTATGTTGATGAACTTCCACAGAGTGCGCTTGAAACCCATGGCCCAGAACTCAATTTTCTGGGTCGGTGGTGTAAAGGTTGCACAACGGACTTTTAATCCGTCCGGAGCAGGTTCGATTCCTGTCCGGCCCATTTCTTGAGGTGACGTTTGTCCTCATTCAAGCCACACGATCTTGAACGTACGCCACTCAAGGTGAGCAGTCAAGGGTTCGTGTTGGCTGAATGCCCCAAGCACCCGTATGCGTGGAAGCGAGATGGTTGCGTGCATTTTCACCGGTTGGTGATGGAGAACCATCTTGGACGGTACCTTCGCGAAGATGAGTTCGTATTCCACAAAGACGAGGACAGAAAAAATAACGATATAGAGAATCTGAGAATCGTTATCCGGTCTCCGGCAACACGGGTGTACAAACCAAGGAGCGCACCACCGAAGAGGATTTGTGGTGTGTGCAAGGAGGGGTTTCGTCCGGAGTGGCTGGAGTGCAAAGCGAACTACAGCGATTCTAAGTACTGCTCGGATTTTTGCCGAGCAGAAGCCAAAAGGAGCGCTAAGAAAAAGGCGCACGCGGTAGGAAGGGACTTCAAGAAAATCGAACCACCCAGTCGCGAAGAGCTGGCGGCTTTGATTTGGGAGTATCCATCAACCAAGCTTGCTGAAAAGTTTGGTGTGTCCGACCGCACCGTCGGCAACTGGTGCAAGAGGTATGGGATAGATAAACCACCACGAGGATACTGGGCCTCGATAAGGTCTAGGCAGTGAAAATTATCTGGGTCGCGATCTGGGATCAGAGAGGGCTCCAACCCCTCCCAGCCGGGTTCAATTCCTGGGCGACCTGTCTCGGTGCTTAAGGTAAACGCGTGACCTATCTATCGCAGCGGGCGCCAAAGCTGCTGTAGGAGCATCGTGAAATCGGTCCTTCGATAAGGGGAAAGAAGGATCGAGGGTGTGGGATACCGAGTCGGTGGGCCCCCTCGGTTAGTATCTGTTGCCGCTCTTGTGTGGCAGGTACTAGCCCATTGCAGCCGTTGGTACCCTGAAGATGGGCTACAGGGTCCGGTCCACTGCCCCGAGTATCTAAAACGATGCGTGGAGCCCTCTCCCACACCCACCTTGGGCGATTAGCTCAGCCTGGAAGAGCGCTGTCTTGACTCGGCAGATGTCACAGGTTCAAGTCCTGTATCGCCCAGAGGGGCTAAGAGCCCCTACTCAGGACCTGGTCCAGTCTGAGGCTACCCAGGTGCCAGTGAGCCACGAGGCGGGTGCGCTGCGAGCTCGTGGATGACGCCTGGGATGTTGCAAGCGCACAGGCCGGTGCTCCGGTTGTCCGCCCGATATTTCTGGAGCACTCGACCACGGACCATTAGGGCTTGTAGCTTAGTGGCTAAAGCGCACGCCTGATAAGCGTGAGATCGACGGTTCGAGTCCGTCCAGGCCCACTTTGCGCGCCCGTAGCTCAGTTGGATCAGAGCATCGGTCTACGGAACCGAGGGCCGCAGGTTCGAGTCCTGCCGGGCGTAAAAGGAGGCTTACCAATGGCCGATGAAGATCCGTATGAGGATACCCTTCCAGAAGTCAAGGACATGACAACGTTGGGGTTGCTTGACGAGCTCGCCACGTTCTATCCTGGGCTGGAAGATCAAGAAGCCTTTATTGAGCTCACACGCCGCATCAAATCCTCAGGGGCTGCCAATGCGTAAACTATTACGACGTCTTTGGTGCCGCCTCCGCTTCCACGATCTGCAAATCGTTAAACACATTCACGGGGACATCAAGCACGGTACCCGTCTGCTGAAGTGCCGGAGGTGCGAGCGCCGCTTTGTGATGTCCGATCCCCACCGAGCCTTTTTCTGCTACTCCGACAATCCCATGTTCGCGCGAGACCTCATGAAGTTGTATGGGCTGCCAGCGGATGACTTGTATGGATAATGCGGACCCGTTTCCACCTATCACTTTTCCTAAGTGTATTCTTGACACCAAGCCCCTCACTGGTTATATACTAGTAAAGGAGGTGCAGCATGCCCTTCCAACCCTTCCTGATTAGCAAACAGAAACAGTTCACCAACGGGATCGTCTATGGCCTACGCACCGCGGATGGCTACCCTATCGAGGTCACCGATACCTTCCTCCCCTGCTACACCAAAGATGCTGTTGGGCGCCGGCAGAACAAGCTGACGGGGGTTGGCGTAGGAGATCGTTACGAGCGTTGGATGGTAGGCGTATCTGTGATGAGTGGCTGCCCCGTACGCTGCAAATTCTGCGCAACAGGTCAGCTTAAGAAGTGGCGTTCTCTCACCGCGCAGGAGATAGCTGCCCAGGTCCAGTTCATCCTGGAGCGCAACTTGCGCTACGATCCTGCTAAATCTTACGAGTTCAAAGTGAACTACACCCGTATGGGGGAGCCATTTCTCAACATTGAGGAAGTGATTCAAGCCATCCATTTGATCGACGAGCTTCTGCCAAACGTTGACGTACACCACTACATCTCCACTATTGGAATCGTCGGCTCAGACTTCGACTGGATCGCAGACAACGTCACTCTGCAACTCTCCCTTCACTCTCTCGACCCTGAACGCCGCAATTGGTTGATCCCCTACAAGAAGAAGCTCACCATCCCAGAGCTCGGCGACGTCAGAACGTACAGCGATCTGAAAACTACCCTCAACCTCACTCTGGTGGAAGAAGCCGACTTCGACATCGTGCGGCTGCAGAAATTCTTCCCTCCAGAGCACTTCTTCGTCAAGCTCAGTCCCATCAATCCAAACGAAACCTCAGAGAGACACGGCTTAGGTACCGGTGTTATCGACGAGGTTAATTTGCATTAGCGAGGAGGCACGCTATGGATACCGACAAGATCAAAGAAGAACTGGAAGCTGCTGGGTATGACCACGCAGTAGCGATTGCGACCCAAGCTGAGGTGGAAGCGGGCGCTGCCTGTGGGCAGCTCAGCGTCATCACAGAGAGTGAGGAAGACCAGCAATAAGTGCTTGACAACGTCAAAGGGGCGTGCTTAACTTGCTGGCATGCCAACCTACCTCATTGACGATCAAGCTGCCTTTGATGCTGCTCTCGCTCGTCTTAGAAAAGAGCGTGACGCAGAAGAGCGCTCTTTTTTCTCTTCAGACCCTCCTCCTGTTCACGTTATTTCTACACAGACGTTTGAGCGCCAATATCAGGAGACGAACGAGCGCTGCAGGCAAGAACTATTCAGTGTATTCAAGATCCCAAAGGGTCTGATGGAGAAATAAGGATGTCTGATGAGATTCAATACTTGACCATCGAATGCCCCCTATGTGGAGGCAAGTCCGCTATCCCTCATGCTTCCGAGCTCAGTGACATCGTCCACTGTGTTGTGGGTTGCCCAGGTTGTGGGAAGCATCTTCTGTGTTTGCCTCCTGGAAAGCTTGTCAAGTTTGACGACCAGGGAGAACACCGGGATTATCCTGTGCACGAGCTGCCAAAAGGGTAGCCCGTCTTGTAAAATACAATTAAGATGAGCGACTTTTTGATTTGCCGCAAGTGCGGCAGCCTCAAGCGGGCGCATACCCATATTGTCTTTCACGACTTTGGCTTCCAGCTAGGGGAGCCTGGCGTTCATTATTGCCCCACCTGCGATCCTGAGCCGGCGCCCCCGCAAGTGCATCCTATTACCGATCCCGAGGAAGTGTTTGGGAGCAATATCGCCGGAATGATTTTTGCCTCCCTGAAAGAAAAAGAAGCCAGGATTAAAGCGCTCGAAGACGCTGTGCGGGAGATGCTCAAGTATGAATGCCCGCGCTGCGATCTGGACGTGCAGGCAGCAGTAGACGTTTACGGCGTGCAGTTGACCATCACCGGAGTGTTCGATGACAACGAAGAAAAAGAGCCGCGTTGACCTCCTGAAGGAGATGTTCAAGGAGTATGGGCTCGATACCGAGTTCTTTTCGCAGTATGCCACGTACGTTGGGACGCAGCTAGATGAGGTGGATCGGGATCTATGGCAAATATGCCAAAGCTACAGCTTGGATGTAGAATCGGATTTTGAGCGCGCGAAGTCCGATCCAAAAATCCAGGCCTTGGGGGCTGCCATGGCTGCCACCACAAAAGAGTTCCTGGGAATAGGAGCTCCACGCAGCCCAGAAGAAGCATTTGCGGCTCGTAATGTAGGGGTGCCCAATACTACACTCCGTCAAGCAGAAACCGCAGTCATACTAGGTGCAACAGAGGTTACTCCGATGAGCGCAACAAAGTCCACAAAGAAACCGCAGGGTGCGGGAAGCAACCAAGAGGAAGTAATCGATCCGGCAAGGGAGCGGGCTATCACTTTATCCAATTGCTTGGAATTTCTGCAGTCAGGTGCAGCAGAGGACTTGCTTGTAGACGCGCGCATTCGCGTTTCGGAGCATCGACATGCCCAATCCAAGTACCGGCACGATCTGAGTGTGAACAATACTGTCCTGATGCCAGTTGCTATCTTGCGGTTGCTTGCGCACTTTGACAGGTCCTCTGAAGGCTGGGCGCAACTGTGGCCTGCGTTGAAGAGGTGGCGCGTAGCTACCATTTTCCGAGATGCGCATCGAAAGGATCTACCAGAAAATATTCGTGTACCGGCGCAGCTGGCTGTCGATGTGTTAACGGTTATCTGCCCGCTTGCAAACGAGCGCAAGATCTCCGACCAGCTGATAAAAGAGAAGAAGAGCACCGCTTATCATACGTCTGCGATAGATCCTTCACAACGCTCCAACATGCTGGACACGGAGCCGCTATTCGTTCAGTACGGAGAATTCCCTCAGGTGTTCATGCAGAAGGGCGGTACCGTTACTTGTGACGTGTCCAAGCCAAACATTATAGTTGACGTGCGGGCAGAAACCACCTCCCTTGTTGGGCATCTTCTGCCGTCAGAAGGATTCACTGCGCCGTCCGACGCGACGATGACCGTAGTAAACTTTCCGTATGAAAACACGGACAAGCTGGTTTGTGTACTTACTCATGGGGATCTGTACCTGGTTAAGCGAAAGTATATTCCAGAGAGCAAGTATTTAGATGTTGGGCCGCTCTTTAAAGACTGGGGAAACCTGTGCATGGCTTTTGCGCTCCCAGATGGTACGGTCACCTGTGATTTCGACAAGGGCGGGAAGGCCCTGGGGCGCGTGTGGTCGCCGAACATGTCTGTTCCTGCAGGGGAGCAGGTAGTCGAGGTTCAGTATGAAGACACCGGGAAGCTGATACGAATTTGCATGCGTGGCATGGCAATGGCACTAAAGATGCCGGAGAAACCACAATACATCAGGCCAGGCGTGTACAGTGCTTCTGTTGTCGATGGCAAGTATCCTTTGCTTAATTCAGAGACGGGCCGTTTTTCGTCTGAGAAGACTAATGAAGCCAACAAGCCAAGAGGCGCAGGAGACTACAAGCTCACCACGAACCGGTATGTGCGTCCTCAGCTTAATACTAATAAGAGGTACGTAGCGTCCAAGGCATCCAAACCCCATTCGTCTGAGACTGGCCGGGTAGCGTCGGATAAGCCTAATATGAAAGAGGTTGGCAGTAAGAATGGCTACCACCGCAAAACGATATCCGCAAACTACAAAGACACAGAGCTCCGTGTGATTCTGCCATTCCTCTTCACTACGGAATTCGAGCGGATGGCAGAGGATAGTCTCTATGGGTCTGCAGAGGCTAGGTGGCTCACAGAGGACCTCGGTATTCCCTACACCAAGCTTAATAATTGCGTGGACGCTTCGCAGGTACGCGAGCTTGTTTGTGAGAGACTGAGGCGCCTACCATGTACGCACACGCTGTTTCAAATTCCAGGATATCTACGACCAATTTTGCACCTGCTTCATGCAGGGGGCGCCACGTTCGAGAAGGACGCGCACTGGACGCATGTCCATCAACGAGAAGAATTTTCTCTTACTATCAACGATGCCCCTTTGGAATTCCATCGGATTGGGTTCTGTCGAGATGGTCGTACTCTACGCCTGCAGATTCCTCGGCATACCAATTCGGTAGACTTTAGACCAGATCAAAACGTCCAGGACCTGAAGCGGTTCACGCTACGGTTACGCTGCCTTTCTGCATGGCATGAGATTATTTTTGCCGACTGCTTCGTTAAGCAATACGAAGAGGCCGGAGAGATCATTCATATTTGGTATACAGGTGGACGAAGGAGCTACGGTTGCCTGCCCAACCCGCATGGGGAGACGATGGATATGTTGGGCATCTCAGGTCCGTACCCACCTCTAATCGACAACACAAAGCTTCTTGCCCCAGTTGAGGACTACCTTATTTCATGGACCAAGGGAAAGCGGCGCCGCCAGGTAGCGGTGACTTGCATGGATCAGCTCACGGTCGAAGTGAACGGCGTGCCGATACAACCAGACTGCATCGAGTTTGAGGCATTCCCAGAAACAACTCCGCATCCGCGCGTCCATTTATTGATGAGCGGGAAGGATTGGGATGCGCATAAGGATTCGTACATCCCCTCGTTCATCAATGAGGAATTTCCAATCAAGATCACCCTTAAGGATAAGGGGGTGGTGCTCAGGTCGGATAGGTGCGTTGGCAAAATGAAAAACGCGAGCCAGGATAAGAAGTTCCGGCTTCGCGTGACGATGCTTAATTTGGAGGCGGTTGGCCGTGAGCCAAAAGAAGATTAAGCGTAAGCAGCCGCGCATCAAATTCACTCCACACATCGAGAAGCGTGTAGAGGTGCCGCGGCCAGCGCACAGCGGAGTTGTCTGGGTTGACGAGGTCGAGTATGGGATCACTGTGCGCGACGGCGGTGTTGTGCTGACAGCCAGACCAAATAATGGAGCTAGCAGCAATAATGATGAGAGCGGCACCGCGCACAACACTCCTTTGGAGGAGACTTCTAGCACGTCCAATCAGGTAACCCGTCCTGCGCCAATAGCTATAGTGATGGACACCGCTGAAGCGAAAGCGGTCGGCCGCTATCTATTGGAAGCCTCGAAGCTTGCCAGCCGCATGAGGGGGACACGAAATGGCTAGCTATGCAGCTACTGTGCATGAAAACCTTTTGTGTGCACCGACGGTTTACGGGTTTGATGGTTTGGAAGAGCTGCGCGTGGCGGATCATCTTTTCCTGACCTCCGGTAACGGATACAAGTGGGAGGCTGGGGAGCTCGTTGACAAATTCCCAGAGGAGTCCCCTCGTCCTTACTGGGGTACGTACATTAGGGATGTTCTCTATTTGTACTATGCGTACCAGGGGGTCCTTGTCGGGGAACCTAAGATGACCGACTCACTGCAAACTTTAATCTGCGTTGGGGAGCTTAAACAGTTTTCAGAAGAAGCCGCATTGCAGCGCTTCTTAGAAGAGGAAAGGGAGAAGGGACTCTCTTTCGCTCAGGTCTCCCCACGTTACAGTAGAGCCTTTAACGTTCCAGACGATGTGAAACCAGATTGGCTAGACGCCATGATAGGTTTCTTGGAGATAGTGGTAGAAGCCCGTGCGGACATATTTAGTGTGCAGATGGAAAGTGCTGCTCAGCAGCAGGAGACTTGTAGGGAGCAGCTACAGAAGCTCAAGGGATTTCGTAAAGAGCGGAGTGAGTCAACTGTACGTGGGGCTGTTTGGCACCACAACCTTCGTTGCGGGAATTTGTAGTGGCCACTGATTTAGACAGGCTGCATGAGGTAGCCAAGTGGGATCGCGTTCCAGGGGTCAGACCGTTTGTTCCACGTGGGGGCGGGGTAACCTATTATGACTGCCACTTGGTAGCAGGGGTAGTAAGCTTGGGCGAGGAAGCTGTCGCTTGTGTGGTGCCTGAGTATCGGTGGTTAGCTCATGTTTTACCGATGATGCGCGAAGTTTTTCAGGAAGCCGGCTTACCTTTTAAACGGACCTCACAATTAAGATTTGAATCCGGAGAAACGCTCATTCGCTTTGCAATATGCGCAAACCCTGATTTTGCTTTGCGCTTCTGCGGGTACACAGAAGCTATGGTATATTTCCGATGAGCCGCAAGATGCAGACACCAATCCCTATCGAATCTTATGCGCGTGAGGGGCGTAAACTACTAGCGCAGCCAGGAGGAGCTCGTCTGGCCTTGGAGTTCCTGCTTGATTGTCTGGAGCGCCACAAGGATGAGCTGCGAGAACTGAGAACCGCACCTGCTCCGAAGACGCCAGCCTTGGCTGATTTGGGCCTTAGATTCGGTCAGATGAAAGAGGTGGTGGGAGAGCAGGTGGCAATTATGGAGCGGGCTCTAATTGTGGAGGCTCTTTATCGTACCGATGGGAATGCGACTAAGGCAGCAGAGCTTCTTGGGATAAGTCGTAAGGGTATCCAGCTGAAGATGCAGTCTTTGGGGATCAAGCGGTAGAAAGGGCACGACGGGATTTGAACCCGCGTTGTCGGGGGCCTTAATCCTCGACAACCATCCAAAGCGCGCCCAAGCGGCCCGAGTGGTTGTACCCTCACACCCGGACCTAGTATTGCCAGTATATTCGAATCACCGATGGCATTTAAGCTGCTGCGTAAGGCATTAAGTCTTGCGTGCTGTCTTTACACTACAAACCCATAAAGAGAGGGTTTGGCGGGAATCAAACCCGCACTTCAAGATAGTTTGTCGGCAGCGTTCGAGCCGGTGAAACTGGCGAATGCTTAGTTTTGGAGAATAGCTTGACGTTCAGTTCGGGCATCTATAAAGCCTCGACAGCCGTCTGCATCAGACACGACGACCGCGTTTACCAGATTTCGCCACCCGTACGCAAAGTAATGGGGCTGGGAGGCGCATCGCGTCTCCACTGTTTAAGCGCATCGCGTCTAAACGCCCCGATTGTACGGGGAAGGGTTCGAACCTCCAAGTCGAGTTTGGTGTGCTTCATAATCATCGCCCTTGAGATTCCTGCTTAAGTTAAGCTTGTCTCCATCCTAAGCCGTTATGTGTTTTTTACCACCTCTCTAGTCCAGCGAAGAGCTCCAAGCTCTAGTTGGTTTTCTGATTCCTTTACATCCGCTTGCTCCCCAGCAGCAATGCGCTGGGAATAGGACAGACCATCTTTGGCCATCTGCAGCTGGCTCTTCACTTCCACCTCCAGCTGCTTGATGCGCCGGTCGAGGAAAAAGAGAGCTCGCTCTTTGGACACTGTGGGATCGATGTTTTCTGCGGACATGTTATCTCCTGGAACTTACTCTGCACTGCCCGGCTTGATGATAGGTACCACACTCACTGCAATAACTTACTCTAAAGTCGCTTTGCTTTCGGCTTAACCGATCAAGCTCACGTTCAAGGCGTGATACCGTTGCCTCTAGTTCTGCTACCCTTTTCTCCAGCAGTGCGCTGTTCTCTTTTTGTTGATCCGCCATAGCTAGCCTAGCAGATATCCGAAGACCGCTTCTCCCACCGATTTCGCTGGAGCCTCTACCGAGTTCGCTTCCTCCCTGGCGAATTTGATCGCCTTGAGCAAAGCCTGCACCCTTTTCTGGAGCTCCTTCTTTCGCGCGGCAGTTACCGCCCCAGAGTGTTTTACAGTGACCCAGTGTCCTACGACCTGATCCTCCGTGATCAACTGCGTCTGGGCTGGGTGGTTATCTGTGGCATCATAAAGCACGATTGGCTTTTGGACCTTCTTTGTACGCGTCGTACGCTGCGCTGTGGACTTGAACAAGCTTGTTGCAGGGTCTTCCGTCCAGTCGTAGGCTGGGTCCAGCACAGGCAAGTGCTCGATGGCCGTGTTGAGATCGGTTACTTGCTTCTCCAGAAATAGCAGGTGCGTCGCCGGAACAGCCTTCAGAATGGTGACACCACCAACCACGACGTCGGCTTTGGCCTCGCAGTTTGCATGGTCCTTGGCTGCCACCACGTCGAAGTGTTCAGTCATGGATTCGGCGATATCTTGCAGAACTTGCTCAGCGTTTAGCTGGACAAGTTTCTTTTCGTCTGGCAGCTCCTCCCCTTCTTCATCGGTTTTCTCGAAGGTTTTTGCGAAGCCGTCAAAGAGCGCCGGTTTCTGGATGGACTTATAGAGCTCGGTGACGAGTTTGTACACCCGGCTCTTGATGCCTTTTTCTACTGCGATCACTTGGTGCAGCTTAGTTGCCATGATAATGTTTCTCCAATCAGTTTGAATTTGACATTGTCAAGCTCATTTATAAGCCGACGTTTGCCTGCTGTCAAGCAACACATGCAATTATTTTACAAGTTGACGCGGACAGAAGTAATCGAAACTTCAACTGCGTGACCCTTAACCACACTGTGATACCTTTTCACCATGTCCGCAAAATTGCCGGGGACAGGACTTGAACCTGTAGTCGTCTGCGCAAGGGAACGTCTTCCCCATTGCTCTGAAACGAGTTCTGCCAGTTGAACTACCCCGACGAGTGGTCGGTGAGGAATCGAACCTCATACAAGGAAGGCACGTATTCGTACCAACACCTGCAGCTCCACAGCCCGACCGAGTTATCATGCGTTCACCTTCCTCCATTTCGTCCACACTTCGTGCAGCGTTTTCCAGATGGATGGGCGCACTGGGACGTACTTCTCCCGTACCTCCTTCTGGATCTTGTCTACACGCTGCTGATGGATCCGTCGCTTGTCTTTGATGAGCTCTTCTTGGCGTTGGGTAAACTCCAGGAAGCTCCCCATGCTGACCAACGGGATGTTGCTGAGGTACTTGCCGCGGACGCTCTTGGGCCCAGGCTCCAGGCCGATGGCCATGAGCTGGCCGCCATACTCACCATGGGACTCTTCCACACGATGGATGGGGACCTTCAGCGCTTCGAGGTTACGAGCTAGCCGGCGTAGGAGCCGCTCGTTCTCGATGCCTACGACGACAGCGTAGGTGCCTGGAGAGAGGTCTCCTGGCGACGATTCCCCGGCGGCGTGCACGAGCTGGGCACATGCTAGCCCTACTGGGATATCGGTTCTGACGACACAATAATGGGTTGTGGGATCAAAGGGAGGGGGCTGACTGTCAAGGGTTACGGCGCATCATGCATTCCTTTGGTAGGTGTTCTTGTTCTGTAGCAGCCAGTCTAAGCATCTGGCCCCAGGAAGTCAAGCATCTTTTTGAAGTTATTCTTAAGTAATGCAATTTGTGAGGAAATTTTATGGTACCTACTATGATCGTGAGCGTCACTCTGTCTATTTTGACGCTCACACCCACACCAACATGGAACTTTGCAGTAATAGGCGACACGCAAGCTAACCCGCGGATCTTCGATCGAGCCATCGCCGACATTAAGAAAAGGAGGCCAGACTTTGCGGTCCACCTAGGGGACATGGGCTACTGCGGGAGCTACAACTTCTGGAACCGTCACCGCCGGCTCATGAAAGCGTCGGGCGTCCCCTGGAAGGTCGTGCTGGGCAACCATGAGCTTTACCAATGCGACCCCAATTTATCCAGATACTCGAAGGCGCGCTGGCTTCGCTACTGGTATAATGACGGTGGGGCAGCTTACAGATCTTTCACACATAAGGGGATCAGGTTCCTGCTGCTTGACACAGCCAACGTATGGACGCCGCTGGCTCAGAACCTGTTCTTGCGCAAGTACCTGTCGAGCTCGAATACGGTATTCATGTTCGGCCACCGTCCCCTTCCGTACCCCCACAACCCCAAATTCACTTTCGCCGGAGGAAAGCGTTGGGTGTGGTACCGGTACATGGGACCCTCTCGACATGGCTGGGCCGGTATTCAAATGTGGAAATTAATCTACCGTTACCGCTCAAAGATCAAAGCCTATTTTCATGGTCATCACCATAGCCGTATCGATTATAAATTGAACGGTGTCAATGTGCATTGTACAGCAGGTGGGGGAGGTAACCTAGAAACTAGCAAGGACATCTTCCATTATCTGATGGTGCATGTGAACGGCAGGCGGTACTCCGTAAAAACGATCCCACTGGGGAACTGATTTTGATGGTTAGTTTTTAGTAATTTACCGGAGAAGCTGTAATGTCAGTCAAGGTGACCAACAGAACACGTTCCGTTTTGTCTATTCCCAGCCCGATTGGGGACAACCTTCGGTCAGGAGAATCTAAAGTCTATCCGTACGTGGAATGGGATGCGGCTATTAATGATTCGCGTATACGTCGTTTGCTGGCCAAGCATCGTATCTCTGTGGATAATCTTGATTCTTGTCCGCAAACCGATGTTACCTCAGGCCCTCTCGATATTTACGTGGATGCAGCCCTGGGAAGTGATTCTGTGGGCGAGGGGACTTTAAACAGCCCGTACGCCACACCAACACGCGGGATGCTGGATGTTCCAGAGATTATACGACACAAAGTCCATGTCCATATTGCTGCGGGCACTTACACTGATTTTCCCGATCGTGTTCAGTACATGATCGAAAGTGATGGGCAGTTAACGATTGAAGGAACAGGGGCACCCACTACTGTGTACGGCCCATTTGCCATTACCAACTATTCCATGCATACCTCTTGGACGCATTCAATTATCCAAGTAGCTGCAGCCGGATGGGCGGTCGATCAGTTTTATGGGAAATGGGTATTCTTTACCAGCGGAACAGCTGCGGGTTTTGTCCTCCCCGTCCACTCCAATACAGCCGACACAATTATCACAAATCCAGCTTGGTCTTGGATTGTTGGCGCCATTGCTCCAGGAGATACCTTTGAGATAGTTGACCCCCCTGCGATTATCTCGGTTAATCATCCTATCGAATTTGAGCTGCTTAATCATTCATTCGCTGCTCTTCCTACAGCTCCCCATAGAGCCGCAAACTCCAAGATGGGTATTGGATCTATTAAATTCGAGACTTCAGCCACGTACGCTAATACACCATTTTCGATTACAGGTGGCAGCAATGTCTGTGATTTCGTCACGTTCCAGGTTCCAGAGGTTCCTGATTGGTGGAATCCCGTACGCGCGTTCAATACACAAGATGCAGAAATCAATATGATTGGGTTGGCCGATCCCAGCGGATTCGATAATCCATTTCTCAATGTGGGGATGAGCCGCATTCAGGCAGCGGTGGGAACGACGCCAGTGGTGTCTGGTTTCGACTATATTGCTGTGTATATAAATAATTCTCAGGTCTTGGGTTTGTGTACGCGCGTCATTGTACAGCTGAGAAAATTCTGCTACCTAGCGGAGGCATGCATTCCACGACTCGTTCTGTTCTGGAATGTCCGCGCACAAATGGCCACCGTCTATGTAAACAATCATGGGCTGGGGGCTGGGCCGGCTGTAACCTGTAACGACCATACTACATCCTCTTACTACACGATGTACATCGAAGATATAGGAGGATCTAGTGCAATGGTGGGTGCTGCCTGCACACGCATGCTGCTGTACGCTGTGACTGGTAATACGGCCAACATTCCCAACTACGCGTTGGAGCTACAGCATATTTGTCAGGTCAGTCGTTATTCCAGCACCACGATTAGCGGCACTACCAACGACGTTTATTTTGTTGTCACCTCAACTGCTGCTGCATGGCCTGCGGTATCGACGACAGATAATGCTGGCTCTTTCGTTACCACGATTCCATAGGGGATAAGACATGACTACTAGAGAAGAGGTTATAGAGCACATTCGTGAAAGGCTTTTGGTCGAGTTCGGTCCTTATGAAGCTGATATCGTTGCAGAATTTGGGCAAGATATGTACGATGCTTTAGTCGCAGATGAGCTGCCCAAGGCGGAAGAGATTTTGGTAGTCCGCTTCGTTCGAGCTCTTCCTTAATATTTTCCTTGACAGCAGCATCCTTGCTGCTTATCCTACCAACACTACACCCTCGTAGTCTAATTGGAGAGACATCGGATTTCTACTCCGGTTCATGCGGGTTCGAGTCCCGCCGAGGGTTCGTTAGCAACCATTAACTTGGAGCTCTACCATGCTTCGCCTTACTAGATCTGAGCAGCAAAGTACTATCGTGATTCTCGATGGTCGAATAGGATGCTCAACGAAAAGGAGATCAGCATGGGCAACGAGACCAACGTCAACGTCGACAACCTGAAGAGGGCTTTCGAGCGCATCGGCGCTCGCCTCGAAGTCACTGAGCTCGCCGCGGAGCGCCACAACCGTCCGGTCAAGGACTGGCGCACCAAGAAGCTTTTCCACTGGCGGAAGGTTGATCCATTCTCCGCAAACGTGCGAAATGATGAGCTCGGTGAGCACTTCACCATGCGCATTGGGGACAATTCCATGGTTCCCGATGGCGCTTCCTCCACCGAGACCCCGGACCTGACGAAGATCCAGGTGCTCGATGTGCAACCCAAAGACAGGCATCTCCTCCTGCAGGTGGTTCTCGGCGAAGGCCGTGACATGCAGGTGGACAAGCTGCTCATGGGGCACGACGAGCGCCACTGGTTCATCGCCCGGTCCAACGGGTCCACCGTTCAAGAGGCCAAGGAAAACCTCAAGCCCGAGCTCGTACGCGAGCGTCAGAAGCGCAAGAAGGTCAAGCGGTCCAAGCGCAACAAGCGCAAGAACGCTGCCTTCATCCGCCAGGGTGAGTGGTTCTTCATGCCGGAGCCGGATTTCTACCCGGACAAACGTGCCATCGTTACCAAGAATGAGCCACTGCGGCGGGGAGCTGGCAAGCCGCACATGGCCGAGGAGTGCTGCCGCATCGGTGGCCAGACGGTCATGTTCAACCGCAAGCATGCTCCCAACGGGATCTCCATGGACGCGTACAACAAGCTGCGCAACGAAAAGGACCCCGGTGAGCTCAACAAAGACGGCCCGTGGCAACAGATGACGCGGGACGCGATGGTGTATGTGCGCGGCAAGGTGCGCCACCCCGACCACAAGACCTTGAAGCTCAAGGGCTGGCATCAGGTGGTGCCCAACACCGAGCAGGTGCGTGTGCGCGGGCGTCTGCAAACCGTGGCTTTCTTGGACTAGTTCATTTTTTCCATGCCCCAACTTGACAGCGTCAAAGCAGGCGTTTAGAGTTGGGGCATGGAACCTACAGTCCCAGATTTAACTGTCGAGGTTTTTCTTTCGGCTGCTACCAGCATGCCTAACGCGTATTTGGATGAGAAGGAGTTCAGTCACATTTACGTGCGCAAGGGGCCGCGGGCGGTCATTTTTCCAGACGGTGCCCAAACTTTCGATGTAGTGTTTCAGGTGGCGCGCGTTGAAGCAAAGAAACCTGGTGACGGAGCACTGCGAAGAATTATCGAACGCGTTGATCGTTTCAGCAGTTCTTCGTTACCTATTTACGTGGAGAACCTTTTCAACGAGGACGCCGTGCAGGGACTGCTGGCTTCGGATTTAGGCTTCGAGTTAGTTGATGTACCCATCAGTCCAGCTCCTTGTCTTTTTCGCGCGGCACCTTGTAAAATACAGGAGAGCGGCGAGCAACCTTGACAAACGCAGGTGTGCTGGCTACAGTTAAAGCATTCCGCCTCCCTCTGGGATCCTGGCGGCGCGCTTACGCTACCGGATGAGCGAGGAGCCAAAAACGTGGGCCGATCCTTGGCTGGTAGTTCGCGTGAAAATTAAAGTAAAGATCCCAGCGGCGCCTACGTCGAGAAGTGGGTCCTTGCTTGGAGGAGTCAAGGGTCACTTAAAGCCTCCCACGTGGTCCCGCCTGCTGGGCCTTAATTGACGGCAGGTAGTCCCGCTACAGCAGCGTGCACCTGCTTTGGTGGGGCGCTTTCCGGCGTCGTCTAACGGCAGGACGGCGGGTTCTGGCCCCGCAAATCGAGGTTCGAGTCCTCGCGTCGGAATTGACACCCAGCTCATTTTTCCATGATTTATTGAGCTGGGCAACTGACAAAATCATGGTGAGGAAATGCAGGAACGGGTGAGGTTGCTGGTACGTAGCCTGTAAACCGAGTTTCCAATATTCGAGGCACTGGACAACCAGCAAATCTGCCAACGTTCGGGTGGGCGCCCACGGCGTGGCGGAGATACTTAAAAGGCGTCCAGGCGGCAGGTGGGGCTACAGTGCAAGCCTGTCGTGGAGGGAGAGAGCGGACACGCATGCCCCACCTCTCTTCCGGACCCTCGTGTCTAGCTGCCTTCGTCTCGGCAGCGGGGGCGCGATGTAAGAGGGTGGAGGCGACTTCGTGAGCGCATTAGAAACCCTCCCTCCTAGGCAAGAGGGTAAAACTGCTAGACCCTGCTCACATGGTCTGAGCTGGCTGTAGAAGCTACGGTGGAGGTCAGTGTTTGAGGATCGAGCAGAAACAGGATGGCCCCTCGCGCCCTGTTGTAGGCTAGACGTGGGGTGTCGGTAGCGGCGAGCATTGGTGGCCCGCTTTGCTGTTCTGGCGCTCTCTTGGGTAACTGGGAGGTTTGACGAGTGGCTGCCTTATTGATGTTTCCTGAGCAGGAAGTAAAAAGGTTTGTGCATGAGTGGCGAAACGGAGAAGCATTGCTTCTATGAAACGCTTTATCGGTAATTGAGACGTGGCCGATACATACCGACAAGGCTGCGGTGCAAACATCGCGGCGCTTCCGGATGCAGGGTTCGAGTCCCTGCCTCGTGCAAAATCCTGGGCATGATAGCAAAAACTGCCCGTGCGTGTGATTGCGGAAAATTGGTCCGCTACAGCAAGTTGCAGCCACCCTTAAAAGTGCTGCACAGACACGGCTTGCTACACCAGTACAGCTTGCGTAGTGCGCTACGTATTGTTGTGCGCAGGGTTCGAGTCCCTGCCGCGCGCAACACTGTAAAGTACGAGGCCTGGTTGCGCACCCGATTAAGTTCAGGGGAAAGTCCAGGGTGCATGCGTGGTGGAAGAGGTAGACACTAACGAGTAAATCGTTGAGGGTAACACCAAAGGGATGAGGTTCGAGCCGGTGGCGTAACCGCTGCCGGTAAATAAGCCCCAGAGTCGAACCATGCAGGGTGCAAATCCCTGCCGCATGCAGATTGGTTGCAACGCAGCGCGGGACTTCCCTGCTCTCGCGTGCTGTGACTTGCAGCTAACTGGGAGTGGATGCGTCTTTCAGGGAGGCTTTACTCACTCACAGCGACCTGGGATTGTCGTAAAAAGCACCAGCGTGGATGGCGGAAAAGGTAGACGCTACTGAATGGGTATGTCGAACTGCTGGCAAAGCCGATAAATTTCACCCATGAATGTGCAGGACGACACTGCAGGGTGCAAATCCCTGCTCCACGCAAAGGTAGCACGACTATTTTTCAGTTGTGGTCGTAGCAGTAGCCAAACGAAAACGCCCGGTAACTGAACGCGAGTGAGAGTAGCCTTGGCCCAGCTCCTCCGGCGATCGGGATTAAATATGGGCCACTTTTAATCATGGTTCACATTTTTCTGAGCAACGGTCTCCTGTTTTTAAATATTACAGGAGGTCAGTATGAGCAGAACGAGGAGAAAACTGCCAGGCAGGTTCTTCAAAAAGGATCCCTGGTGCGGTGAACCAGATAGGGAGTGGTACGACAACTACCTGCTTGCGATGCAGCGAGGCCACTTGGTGGCTGGTTACGTGCACTGCTACCCGCGGAGAGATGGTGGGTACCGTTGGTACGAGACCGCAGAAGGCCCAGTATCCAAGCGGTACTACAAGAGGCTCGTGCGGAGATTTCGGCGCCGGGTGGCGAAGGAAAAAATAAGACAGCTCTCACAGGAGATAGAAAAAGATGCCGAAGAAAAAGAAACAGGCCAAAACAGAGGGCAGGCTTCGGAGGGCACGCAGATTAAAAGTACCTGGCAATGACCGCGAGTATGTCCTATGGGGCATTTATGATAAAGGTGTTTCCTTGTTAGCGTCGGACGTAAGCCTTTTTATGGGACCGGACCCTGATGACAAGACCGCTTGTCTGGAAGGGGTCGATCCCGAGAGCATCATCATTGTGCGGTAGCATCGGAATGCCGACAGTAGATCTGAAAGACACGGTAATCAACGTTCCCAAGAATGCGCTCACCGCACGTGTGTTCTACAACATCGGCGAGGAGCGCGTGGAAATCGCCACCGTGGTGTCTAAGCCTCCGGCTTGGGTGACAATTCTTCGGTACGCTGCTTGCGTGTTGATTGGAGCTCTTGCAGGAGGAGCTTTTATCTGGTACACGAGATAAGCGGTTTGGGCGACGCAGGCCGCGAAACAACGTAGCCAAGAGGGCAGTTCATATTGAACATCCATGGTGCGCTTGAAGCTGGGTTGTTGGGACAGTCGCTGCGTTGGGCGAAGCGCGCATTAAACTGCAAGCCCCGGTTTATGGGTGTTGGCCTCAGATTCCCGGCAGGACGTTACAAGCTGCCGAAACGGGCAAGTGAGCTCTTGCATTTATTGGTGGTCCCAGCTAGGATGTAATGAGCTCGCGTCTTGGGGCGTCGACAAGTGGAAAGTCACCGGCTTTTGATGCCGGCATTTCGTAGGTTCGAATCCTACCGCCCCAGTAGGTGAGGGATGCAGCATTACCTCACTGTGGCAGTGTTTGAGCTAAGCGATCGTAGGTTTAAGCATTGCTGGTTGCTGTGCACAGGACCCCGCTGTGGTTAAGAAAGTGTGGGCGTTTCCGGGTACCGTGATACTCGGCGCGGACTAGTGCCTGATAACCGTGATGTAAATGCAGGCACACGGAGCTCACGGTTAGCCGCTGTGGGTTCCAAATGGGCGATTAGCGAAGTGGCTTTACGCGGCGGTCCTACAAACCGCGACCTACGCTGGTTCGAACCCAGCATCGCCCATCGAACTCCTGAGTATAGTTACCTGTAGGTAATGATCAGGAGTTCATGATGAGCAAAAAGACCGAAGCAATTAAATTAAGAATGCGTGGCCATACCTATAAGGAGATAAGCGGCGCTTTAGGTGGAGTGCCAAAGAGCACTTTATCTAGCTGGCTTTCTGACGTTCCGGTTTCTGGTAGGGCGAAAAAACGGCTAGCTCGCATCAGGCGTACCCGTCAGGCTGAATGGGCCAGAAAAGGTTCGCAGGCTATGGCTAGAAAATCCCGAGAGCATAGAGCATCTTTGCTTAAAGGAGCACAAAACCAGATTGACGGACTGCGTTTGACTGTTGGCACAGCCGCTTTGGTGGGAGCGGCGTTGTACTGGGCGGAGGGAGACAAAGCACGCAATATGTTACGATTCACGA